CGTACGAGGCCGAACCGGACGCCGCATAGTTCAGACGCGCGTAGAAAGGACCGACCAACAGGCCACCGTCCCAGCCACCGCCGACACACGCGTAATTGACCTGGCTGTTATTGTACCACATGCCGTCAGCCTCATAAGTGCTGCTGGAACCGCTTGCAGTAACAGGCAGCCGTCCGAATGCTTCCGTCTTCATGCTGCTGATGTAGCCACCGGAGCTGCCAGCCGGAGTAGCATTTGCGATAGTCTTATAGCCGCTGCCGTCTGTGTTATAGTCGGTTACAGTAGAACCATCGTGAGTACCACGAGTAAGCTTGACCTTCTGCGTACCATTGGCATTGATCCAACCGGCAGTACGACGCCACAGGTTACCCCAGACATTCTCCATACCGAAGACCTTCACGCCGGAGGTCTGGTCGTTGGAACCCCAGAACATACCCTTGGTATTCATCGTACCAGGGGCAATAGCATTGCTGTTGGAACTCTTGCACCGTCCGTAGCCGAACGCAGTCTGGCACTCAGTAGAACGAGCCATCATAACCAACAGATCCTGAAGCAGAAGTCTGTCAGCCAGCACCTCGGTATACCAGTCATTACCGTTTGCCTTTGCATAGGTAATTTCATTAGCCGCCGTGGTATTTACGCTGTTAGCTGCACCACTGATAGAACGAAGCTTTCCGGAAACCAGAGAACCGAAATAGACGGGGGTATAGAAATGATCGATCTGGTTGTTGTTGCGGTCATAGTTACACCAGCAATCCCAAGTATCGTCCTGAGGAGTATCGGAGCAACGGAAATGATAAACACCATTCAACTCCCACCGCTTTGTATAGATCTTCGGCCATTCCATCATGGCATTTCCACCGAAAGAAGTATCCGCAACCTTTGATGTGGTGCCGTCGACCTTCTTGGTATAGTCGTTTGGATTAAGATAATGGTCAACCTTTCCGGCGTAAGTCAGCATACAAGGACGAGGCATGAATTTTTCACCCGGATCAAATGCCCAACCGCCATAGTTGAACTTGCCGGTACTGAAATTCATAGCCACCGGAGTAAATGCCGCATTATCCACATCAGAAGGATAAGTTACTCGTCCGGTGGGGCTGGAAGTCGCTTTCACCAGATCGTAACCAAACAGATAATCTCTCTTCTTCGGGGTAACACTGGTTCGGTTCGCCTCGCTGCGATTATAGGCGCCGGTGCTGGTATAAGGAAATGCGGAATAGTAATACACCACTCCGACTGTCACATTGGTATCCGTATAAGTGCCGTTGGCAGTGATGTTCTTGAACAGTTCGCCCTCCGTTTCACTGGCGGGATAGCCAGTTGTGCTCCTGCGGATAACTGCACCTGCAACACCACTCGGCAGCTTCGCCGTAATCTCAACCTTAACGGTGTCAGATGCCGAGACATATACCGACTTAGCGGAAAACTCCTGCATCGGCTCCGGTTCGTTAACAATTACACGGTTAGCCTTATTTCTATTATACACGCCCTGCGTGGTATAGGGAAATGCCGCATAGTAGTAAGTTCCGGTTGGGGATGCACCGCTATCAGCGAAAATAGTGGACGCCTTAATGTTGGCGACCAGATCACCGTCGAATTCGTCTTTCGGATAATCGGTTGTCTTCCTCCGGATAATTGCACCTTCCACAGTGCAGAGTGTCTGGTCGTTCACGACTGTGTCGTTAGGAAGTGTTGCTGTGACTTTCACAACACCACTCTCAATAGCCGCGCTGAACGCCAGCATATTAGACGGCTCAATGCCGCCGAAGAAGTGTCGGTTTTTACCGAAAATCAGATCTTCTTCTGCCATTATGATTGTTCTCCTTTCGCTTTAAGAATAAGTTACAACGGTGTTGATAAGTTTGCCGTCGGAGTCAAAAGTTTTAACAGCTCTCGCCACTTCTGCTCCAGCTGCACTTTTCAGCACATTTGTCATGGTTAAAAACCCATCAGAGAAAGTCTTCGTTAGAGTTCTGCCGTCACTTGCAGTAGAAGTGATAACAGTACCGTCGTCCGAAAATTCCTTGGTTCCATCTTCAAAGCCAACCAGCAAAATGCGTTTAACTTCTTCCTTGTCGATTTCAAGTTGCAGATTGCCGGCGACATCACCGCTGAGCTGATCTTTCATCTGATTATACCAGGCAAGAAAATCAGCCTGTTCAGATGCGATCCACTGGTCAAGAACGGTCTGCTCCTGTTGGAGGTCCGCTTTCATTTTATTGAACCAAGCCGTGAAATCGCTTTCCTCCTGAGCAATCCAGTCATCGACTTCCTGAGATCGTGCATCGGTAAACCGATCAAGTTCGTCCTGCCATTTGCCAAGCAGCTCATCCAGACTGATCGTCTGAAGAATGCCGGTCACAAACGGCGTAGATTCTGTGCCAACCATAGGGGTAATATCAGCTTGGTTAATGACCGCAGTGCCGTATTTTCTGTAAATATAACAGAGAGGGTACTGATGGACATTTCCCTCGTTCGTCAAAGTCGGTCTCGATGGTGCACTGGACGGATTACCCTTGACAAATTTGATAGTGTTATCACGAACTGATTCCATTCCGTTTACTTCCAGAACCACGGCATCAATACGATCAAGAAGCACCTCTGCTTCCGGGGCGGTCATCGGCAGGATACTGTCATTAACTGTCCATGTGTGGTTGAACCAGGCTTTGCCGACACCGACATTCACGGTTAGACCACCTGCCGCCTTCACTGCAAAGGCCGTTCCGATAGAAGCAAATACACCATCGATGATAAGTCCGTCAAAAATTGCCGACATCTGTGCGGCATTGTATTTGCGGTCACCGTTAAGTGAATTGAAAAATCCGCTTGATACGCTCATTCAGTTTCTCCCTCCTTACTTTGAAATAGTTTTGAAGGTCGGATAAATCGATAATCCTTCCTCACTGTTTGAGATAACCAGTTCCGAAATGTAAGCCGATCCCTCATTGCCATATTCATTGGCGATTTGAACGATGTCTCCGATAAAGAAGTCTTCGCCATACTTGAATAGGCGAGTAACTTCAACTTCTCCTTCGAATGCCGTGGTTACAATATGGTCTGCCAAGTTCTTCAATCCTTTTGTCTGAAGCTGTGCCATATACTCCGCATCGGAGAGTGTTCCGCCCTCAGTGTCAGATGAAATATCGCGAGCATCTGTAAAAAGCTCACGCCGGTCAAGTCCGGAGGCTGAGCCAACAATAGCAGTTCGCCTTGATGCTCCTTCACCTTCTCCTGCGACAAGAGTTACATTTCGAAAACTCGCTCTGGATGAATAGTAGTTACTATTGATGATGTTCTCAAAGTTTGGAGAGAAAACAACATACGGATTTTCCGTCTGTTCATAAGAGCGATCAACGCCGGCATACAGACTGAATGCAAACTTGTTTTCATCTGTAAGCACGATCTTGAACCCTATATTATTCTCCTCACAGAGTCCTTTAATGACATCATACAGGCAGTCACCTGTGTATTGGTTATCGATTTTCAGGCTTGTGATTTTAGGGTCGGTAGAAGGCACGAACACAAAGTTGGGAATCTTACGATCAGCGATAAACGGAGAAATGATACACTCATTTAACATGGTCTGAATGCCATTTTGAAGATTTCCATTAAAGACTCGCTGCCCCCAGATGATACGACGTTCAAGAATAGACTCCAGTGATCTCCCAGTCACAATAAGATGATTTCCTTCCTCTGTGTCTGCATTGATCTTGATGTCCTCGATAATCATACAGTGTTCCGAATCCTTTAGCCACAGATAGTAATCCTCCTTCAAATATTGCAAGAGATGTGTATCCATAGCGAAGAAGATCTCGAAATCTCCATATGAGTTGTATCGATCAGTCCATATCATGGATTCATAAGTATCTATGACGGCTACAGACTCGAAGTCGGTGTTTAAGACCAAAAGTTCCATAGTTATACCCCCTCATAGATGACTTTGTTTTCAATTCTGAACTGGAGATTGGTACCCCCACTGTCGGCAGTGAAGGCGAAAATGTTATCGCCCTTCGCCAGAGTAAACCAATCAGTATTTTTGTCCAGACAGTTCAGGATGTTGTAAGAAACACCTTCCCGAATCAAGGTAATGCTCTTATCGCCCTTTGAGGTGCTAATGACGATATCATCACTTGCGACGATGCCCTTTCCAGTCAGCTTTTGGAGCTTCACAGTATCGATCTTCATGACTTCTCTGGTTTCCGTATTGTAAATATTGATGTTGCTTGCCGACCCTATTGCATGAATATAGATCGTTACACCGATTTCGGCATCACCATAGTAAGTGATGACGCCCTCCGTCTTGATCTGAATTTCGCCAAATACAAGCAAGGGTTCCGCCAGAGACTCGTTTGAGAACGGAAATTCAAACATCGGGTCAATACTGTAAAAATCCGTTACATTGTTTCCGTCCTCGCCAGCTGAATAGAAGAACGGGTCAGGACAAATGATTGAGATCGATGTCCCTTCCTGCGAGCTGAAAATGTTTGGTTCATTCGATTCCACATAACCGCTTGTTCGTACATATCGATTATCGGTTTCGATGATGATCTCAATATTTTTCTTTGCCGGAAAGTATTTGTAGGACTTCTGTCGTACATCCTCGACAGTTTCACCATAGACTGTGTCAACGAATACGATTTGAAAAACGATGTTTCTCTGACTCAATCTGGCAGAGTTAAACATGGAGCCGTCATTGGTAACGACTTCTGTCGTGTTGACAGTTGCTTTAACCGGACCTAAGCCAGTTACAGACTTGATGAGGAAGCCCGAAACCTCAGGCTCCCTCAAGTCAAGTTTGATTCTATCACCTAAGTAATTGGTGATAGCGAATGAATGAATCATGTTTCCACCAATCCTTTCAACGCCGAGAACTGATTCTTCGTCTGACGGTAAATGTCAATTCTCGACAGTGCCTTAGGCGAATAGTTATTTTGTGTGAAATTGTAGTTGTTTCCGGAGGTAGGTGTAGTACCGCCATTTTGAACGATACCAGTACCCTCACGTTCCATGCCAGCGCTGATCTTCATCGCCTGATTTCGACTCAGAAGCGCTGATAGTCTACCAGCACCCTCTGTTACATCGGATAGATCGAGCAATGGTCGAATCGTCGGTTGAGAGTCAATTCCGTTTTCAATGAAGTCACCGATCTTGGAAACCGCGTTGCGGAGTCCTTCCTTAGCCGATTTTGCAACAGATGCGCCGGCATCGTAAGACTTATCGGTGTAGTCAATCAGAGAATTAACAAAGCCCATGCCAAAGAATCCACCAATTCGATAGCCAACTTTAGACGGTGAGTTGATGTCGAGTTCCGCTTCTGCTGCCGCTGCCGCGGCTCTTGCCATAGCTCTTGCTCTCGCTTCAGCCATGTATGTGTTGGCAGTAATGCCAGCGGCAAACCCTTCAACAAGATATTTACCGGCGTTATAGAAGTCATCGTACTTATTTCGGATTGCTGTCAGACAACTGTTGATGATCTGAACAAAGGCATCTTTCGCAAGCTGGTTCTTTGTTCGGATGCCAGCAATGAGATTTGTCATCGTGGTCTGTCCAACGGTGTTAAACTCGTAGAACTTATTTCGGATTGCTGTCAGACAACCGGACACGATAGTAACAAACGCAGATCGAGCCGATGCATCTCCGGTACGAATACCGGAGATAAAGTTGGTCATCATTGTCTGTCCAATGATTGTGAACTGACTGTACTTGCTTGTAAAAGCAGTAACAATTCCGTTAATCATGGTAGTGAAGGTGCTTGTCAAATTACCTTGCTGTGCTTTAGCAGCATTGATGAATGTGGTAATCATTGTGTTTGCAGCAGTGTTAACACGGGAATTAGCATTCGTAAAGGCATTGATGAAGCCATCGATACCAGCATTACCCAAATTCGTAAGATTCTGAGCAAATGTAGACATTCCACTTGTATCAACGCTCTTAATGCCGTTTGCCAAGTCCACAAGATTTCTGAACTCAACAACTACTCCACTTAACTTAGCCACATCCACTCCGCTGACGCTGTTGTAGTATGCAGCAAATGACTGACCGAAAGATACCAACTGCTCACCGAAACTTGCAATATCGTTATCACCTGTAAACCAGGATACGATACCACCGCTATTCGGCAAATTGTTTGAAAGCTCAACCAGAGCTTTAGCTGCATTTGCAGAGTTTGTGACGACAGATGCATCCAATCCTGTAACAGCCAAAGAATAGTTTTTCATTGCTGTACCAAACGGGACAAGCTGTTCTCCAAAGGTTTCAAGGTCATTATCTCCCGTAAACCAGGATACAACACCGCCCGTATTCGGCACCGTATTCGCAAGTTCAAGCAAAGCCTGACCTGCGGTAACACTATTTTGAATGACATCGGCTTTCAGTCCGGAAACAGCGTCAGAGAAATTCTTCATTGCTCTACCGAAAGGTACAAGCTGTTCGCCAAAGTCGTCCATATCGTTTTCGCCAGCAAAAAAGCCAACTACGCCACCGCTGTTCGGAACGGTGCTTGCCATCTCTGCAAGTGCCTTACCAGCGGTAGCCGCTTCAGTAATAACACTGGCATCAATTCCGGCGACTTCGTTTGCAAAGTTACGCATGGCACGACCAAATGGAATAAGCTGTTCACCGAATGCGTTCATATCGTTCTCTCCGGCAAAGAAGCCAACGACACCACCAGTATTAGGAAGTGTATCAGCCATCTCTGCAAGAGTCTTACCTGCGATTGCAGCATTGGAAACTGCTTCTCCATCAATACCGCTGATTTCATCAGAGAATTGCTTCATAGCTTTTCCGAACGGAACCATCTCTTCAGCAAAGCCGGATAGTGAGCTTCCGCCGGTGAACCACGAGGTCAGACCATCTAAAATATTTGCGGCTGTCAGGATAAGAATCGTTTCTGCAAGAGCCTTAACACCATCCAACATAGCCGGATCTATGGAAGCTGCACCGTCAAGGAACGGCTGAACATTGGTCATAAACCCGGAAAGGTCAGAACCAATTTGCGGAAATTGACTGGACACGCCACTCATAAAACCGCCGACGATACCGCCAACAAATTTACCGATTGCCGTGCCAATTTCCTGAAGTAGATTACCTCCTTCGTTGATAAGCCAGTTCAGACCAGGAATTTGCGCCAGAGCTCCGACCGCAGCAAGAACAAGAGCAAGTTCAGCGATAACAGCCCCCATACCGAGAACACCCAGCATGGCACCCGGAACAAGAGCTGCTACTGCACTCAAGGCAGCCATAATTGCTGCAAGCAGACCAATCCCGACAATTCCCTGAAGAAGAGTTTCTGTATCGATACCCTTAAGCGCATCCACAATGCCGGAGAAGAAAGCCATCAATACATCAACCGCAGCCTGAATCAGACTGGGAAGATTCTTAGCGACGCCCTCAAGTACGGCAATAAGGAACTGGAAAATGGAATCGACGATAGATGGGGTATATTCTACCAATGCTTCAAGAACACCTGCAATGAGCTTCAATGCTCCATCAGCGATAGCGGGAACGCACTCAACAAGTACATCCACCAGCATAAGAACAACCGCCTTGACTGCTTCTCCAATGGCTCCTGCACTATCTGCGATAACTTTGCAGAACTCGACAATTGCCTCGCCGATCTTGGCTACAATTGCAGGAATAAGGGCTGCGACACCAGTGATGATAACAGTCAAAGAAGCGACGATAGCTGTGGCACCGGCGGTTCCTGCTGCTGCAAGAGCCGTCAAGCCTACCGCCAAAGCGGACAACCCTGCACCTGCCAGAGCAAGTCCGGCGCCAATACCGACAACTGCTACTCCGATTAGTGCCAGCGAGCCACTCAAAGCAAGAATGGACGGAACCAACGGAGTCAATACAGCACCAGCAACACCGAGGATAGCAAATGCACCAGCCAAAGTGACAAGACCTTTTACAATGGAGCTCCAACTCATGGCGCCGAGAATGGCCAGCACCGGAGTGAGCACCAAGAGGGCACTTGCAGCAACAAGAAGCGCCGCAGAACCGGTAAGAGTGCCTGTCATGGCATTCAGACCGATTGCAAGAATGGCCATTGCACCGCCCAGAGTAATAAGACCCTTGGCGATTTCCTCCCAAGACATTGAACCCATCTGACCAAGAGCATTGGCAAATATAAGCAAAGCCGCAGAGACAGCAATAAGACCAGTGCCGATGCCGATTATATTTTTCGGCATGAAGTTGACGGCAATCGTGACCGCCGCCAAAGCCCCGGCCATAGCAACAAGACCTCTTGCAATTTCGTCCCACTGCATTCCAGAGAAGTCTTTTACAGCCGATGCAAATATCTTCATAGCGGCTCCGATAGCAACGAGCGCTACACCTGTAGAGATTACATGTTTAGCGTTACCAGTAAGCTTGGTGAAAGCGGTGACCTCAGCAAGAAGCACTGCTATAGATACAAGTCCCTTACCGATTTCTTCCCATTTCATCTCACCGAAGTCCTTGCAAGCAGATGCCAACACCTTAATTGCTGCCGAGAGAATAACAATACCGGTGGCAGTAGTAATGGATTTCCCACTGAATTTTGCAGTTCTCAGGAACAGAGAAATCTCCGCCAGCAAAACGCCGACACCCACAAGACCTTTGGCAAGCTGATTCCAGTCCAATTGAGCGAGTTGTTCGCAAACCGAAGCAAGAATCTTGATTGCGGCGGCAAAGATCACCATTTGAGTAGCACCCTTGATGATTGTTTTACTGTTGGAACTCATAGCTTTGGCTGCGGCAACCATCATAGTCGTCAAACCTGCAACACCAATCAGACCAGTAGTAAGCTGCTTTGCATCCAGATCAGCAATCTTTTTAAGTGCGCTCGCCAAAATCAGCACTGCTGTAGCAATTCCGAGCATAGCAGTTACACTCTTCATCACACCAGTTGCCTGACCGCTGATTTTGTTGAATACAGCCATCGAAGCAAGAAGTTCAGCAAATAACACAGTGATTGCTCTAAGAGCTACATTCAGCTTTTCGCTGTCCACAAGACTAAGCGCAATCAAAGATGCAGTAAGAATAGCAATAGCCGACGCGATCTTCAGCAATGTACCCGCCTGCAACTGATTCTGGTAAGCTTCAAAGCATCCTCGAACACTGTCAAGAATTCCGATAAAAGATTCCTTGAAACTGCCGATGTCCTCAATAGCCTCTCGGAAAGTGCCGACAAACTTTGTGATACCGACAGCAATAGCGCCGAACGAGATACCATTCAGCAGATCAATAATTCCGCTGAAATTAGCTTCACCGAGATTCTTTGCTAAGGAACTGCCGAGTTCGCCAAGGATTTTAACGATGCCACTTCCGATAGTCTTAACGGCGTTCCACACAGCCGAGAGAAGCTGAACAAATTGGCAATTAGCAAGAGTTTCACCAATGACCTCAAAGGCAACGATAACCCCAGATTTCATCTCACCGGCTGCTTCTCCGACCTGAGCCATCCTCTCATGAATTCGCTCAAGCAGAGAATGGAACAATTCGAAATTGGCGGATTCGAATTTCTCTTTGATCTTGTTCTTCAGTGTGGATAAAGCGGTCATAATTGTCTGAATTACCGTAGCAATACCCTCACCGACTTTCTGGAATGCTCCGCTGGTTTTGATAAACTCGTCAAACGCAACAATAGCATCGCCAATGCCGCCAGTGAAACCAAGAACCCCATCTCCGAGTGTTCCAAACCCACCAAACAACGGTTTAATTGCCGTAAATATAGCAGAAAAGGCTTGTTTAACGATGTCCAAAATCGCAAACAAACCCTTGAAAGTGGACTTCAAATTTGCCGAAGCAGTACCACTGAGTTTCAAATTCGCTGTGAATTTTCGCAAATTCTCAGTAATATCATAAAGCTGCTTGGCTGTGGTAGGAGGAAATATCTCACGGAATGCCTCATAGATCGGTTTGATAACACTCTGAATGCCTTCAAAAGCATTCTTAAGTGCTTCGATCAGTTTAGTTCTTCCACCAAGATCTTTCCACCCTTGCAGCATCTCATTACGAGCGTCTGCTTGAGCGTCGATGAATCCACCGATGACTTGACTGAGTCCAGTCCAAAGCTCTTTGGCTTCCTCGAAATCACCAAACAGAATTTCCCATGTATTAGCCCATCCTGAGCCTACGGCTTCCTTGAGAGTATCCATCAACTGGGTGAATGTCTTAACATCCTGTGCAGCCGCGAATGCTTTAGCACCGATTTCAGTCGTTTCATCCGCATAATTGCGAAGAGTACCGACCAGAGCTTCCGTGGTCATCCACTGATCCTGCAAGGAATCATTAAACCCATGTGTGGCATCAATGACATTACCCTTGACGGTCTTATACATACCATCGGCAGTTTTAGTCAAGGTGCCGCAGGCAACAGCCGATTCAAGAAGCTGAGTCTTAAATTCAACGGTTGCCATGTTAGCATTCTCGATGGACTTCCAGTCGATCAGCTTGACATAACCGGCAGATAGCGCCTGTGCAAAGTTATACATGGCACGGGATGCCTCATTTGCATTTGCGCCGGACACAGCGGCAACATTCGACACACCCTGGATAGCCATAACTGCATCCTCAAGACCGACACCAGCGTTGGTAAATTTACCGATATTGGAAGTCATATCCTGGAAGGAGTAAATAGTCTTATCCGAGTATGTATTCAATTCTTGTAGATACTTATTAACTTCTTCAAGAGAGGCGCCGGTACTCATCATGATGGTCTGAATTGACCCCATCTTCAGCTCGTATTCCTCAAAACCCTGACTGATGGGTTCGATCGTCAAGGAATGGAGCATCTGTTTGCCGGTGTTTACAACCGAGTTGGTGATATTTGCAAGGGCGGTTACAGCCATGATTTCCAAAGCCGAGAATCGAGTCTTTACCGTTTCAACCGCAGATCCAAGCCCCGACATATCGACTTTCTTAGCAGCGCTGTCAATGCTCTCAAGACCTTTCGTAGCACCATCCATATCCAAACTTTTCTTTAATTTTTCAATGGTAGACAAACTGGTTTGAACATTGCTCTCAAACTGCTTATTGTCAAACCGCATTTCTACGACTCTTTCGTCGATGGTTTTACTCATAGCTTCGTAACCTCCTTCCATGCTTCGTTCGCAATTTTGTCAAAAATAGGCTGGATAGCAGGATTGATGTAGTCTCGACCCTGTACCCAGCCTCCGTTACGGGTTCCATGACCATATTGCAGAATGATCGCAATTGGAACCCCATTTTGAATATTTGAGTTGTAAAATGTGATCTTTGCAGATCCATTTCGGTTCACGATCTCGTAATACCATGAACTGGCGGTCAAACCGGAATCGACAGGCGTTGCAGACGCAAGAGCAGCGACCCCTTCTCGGCCATACTTGTCGAGGTCTCCGAGATGGACCACTTCTTTTGCCCTCTCCAAAAAGCGTGTAACCTTAGAGAAGTCTCCCTTGTGACTGAACCTTATCATTCACGGACCTCCTTATTTAAGAAGCTGATTAACCCGATTCTGTATTACGGAAGGATCGTAACCAGCTGCCTTCAGACGATTAGTCCTGTCCACACCGTTACCCCACAGACCCTGAATTACTTCACGGGCGATCTGGTCAGTGTTTTTCTTCGCAGAAGATGTAGAGACTGCCGTCCCGCTTTTGGTTGTTACATAGGTGTCAAAGCCAGCAGCTTTTAGCTTTGTAGCCATAGCGTCAGCATTTGCTTTCTTACTGAATGCGCCAACCTGAATCTTGTAAAGATCATCGACCTTGACCATGTAAGTATCGAAACCGGCAGCTTTCACCTTCTGAAGCATTGCGTCTGCGTTCACTTTATTGCTGAAGGCTCCTGTCTGCACCCGATAAAGTACCTGGTTATCGGCAGATGTCTCAGTTCCGCCAGCAGAGCCCCCAAGCTTAGCCGTAACTTTGGACGCAAGATCTCCCATTCGAGCATACATCCAATCACCAGGGCAACTCTTGTTGGCAAACCAACGATGTACGGTCAGAACCATTTCATTGGAAGCAGGTTCATAGTTCAGAGTCTTTGTCTTATCACCGAACCAAAGTAGCTTGGTTTTTCCGTAACGCTTGCAAATGTCTGTGCAAAGCTCAATCAGTTTTGCATATACGGTGTTGTTGAATGCATACGGATGTGTAGCATCGCTGGCACACTCGATCGTAATAGCACGCTGGTCATTTGCATTGGAGGAAGAACACCAGGAACGGTTCTTCTCTTCCACATACATGCCCACTCGTCCATCTACGCCGATACCATACTGACAGGAAGCCTGTTGGGAAGTCGAAGCAAAAATATTGCCCAGGGTTTCTACCGAGCACTGTCCGACTACACAATGAGGTGTGATACGGTCGACAGCATGGGTTCTCTGACCAGAATGATTAGGGCTTAACTTGGTATAAGATACCAGAGGGCTGTTACTCATTTTTTGTTTCCTCCTTCACGCTCTGAATCTGTTTCAGCATCTGAATGACCTTGTCATAACCAACCGTAGAGATCAGGAAGCCCAGATACATCAGAACAACGATCTCAACCCCAATCTTCATAGTAAATACTGTGTCGGTCATGATAAGGTAAATCACGCTAACAGCGCAGGCAATCAGGACGGACAGAACGGCCGCAAGAACATTAGAAGAATACTTGACCTTCGTTCCGTCAAGCAGCTTCTTAATGCCCTCCACTGTCAGATTTGTGATAACGGATACAATCAACAGTGCTGTAGTCAAAAAACTGATAGGTATAACTAAACCTCCTCATAATTCGTATTTTCTTCCAGTTCGCTTTCCTGCTTGAGTCGTTCTTCACGCTTTTCGAAGAATGTTTCGAAAAGGGCTTTGAAGAAGTAGCCAAGCATAACCCCGACAACCGTCGACGCTATTGTGCTGGAAAGCGATTCCGCAATTTGTACTTGCCCCATAAACGCGAGCACATAAGACAGTTGCAAATCAATCAGTGAAACCACCAGAATAATTGCTACTGCTTTTTTGGTAAAAGTTTTAAGCCAGTTATTGTAAGGCTGCTTCTTATGGCAAACTTTCCTTAACATGCATTTTCGGCATCGTCTGTTCATTCGATCACCCCTTAGAACCAAAGCGTTTTCGATTGGCAGCGTTAATGGCTGCATTTCGATTCCACATTTCACGCTTACTTCTTCGCTTAGGCGGAGAGTTCTTGACATTACATACCCGTATGAGGGTCAGAAGTCTGTTCAAATGCCATTTTTGGAACTCTACAGGGATGTTATAAGAAATCATCCAGTAGTAAATAAGCTCCGATGTAACCGTTTCTTTATTACCTCTTGTCTGCTTGTCCTCGATAAGGCAAGTAGCAGTCATAGGTGCTTCAATGTACGCATTGATGGCGGCGTAGTTTTCAGCAGACAGCCGAGTATATACTTCGGGATCTACATTCTGGGTTAAGGTCATACATCGTACATAATCAAGAATTTCCTCGTCGGTTTTTTCTTGTTTTCCGAGAAATGCCTTGTTCCATTTGCTTTCCCATTTTGAAAGAGAGACTAAGGAATGCTCCAGCTGCAAAGTCTGCTCTTTCTTGTAGACAAATTCCTCATGAATTTCATCCCAAAACTCGGCAGCCGGCACAGTAATTTTCAGCATCACTTAGTCCTCCGAGCTTTCTTTAATTAGATGCGATGGGTGCAGCCTGCTTATTGCCGTTGGCACGCATCACACGGTTGACAAATTCGGATGCAGCACCGGCATCGGTGACAAGCTTCTCAAACAGCACCTCATAAGCGGGGGTTTCCATAAAGCCTCTGGAAATTTCCTCAGACTTCATGAAGCGTCTGCCGTCATCGCTCTTCTCGCCATAGGCGGTCTTAATAAAGTTCTCGAAGAACTCCATAATAAGAGCCCCATTCGGACTGGCAGCGATACTCTTAAGCTGAACATCGTAGCCGCCCTTGGCGCTGGCCTGCATCTTTACGATTTCAGGCTTAGACAGATCGAAGTAAAAGTCTTCAGTTCTCTGAACACCATTCAGATCGGTATAAGTGATAGTTTCTTTAGTCATTGAAATTTTCTCCTTTCAAATAAAAAATAGGAGCCGCCAGCTTACCTGAATACGGCTCCATGATTCTACATATTAGCCCTGCGCATTCTGAGTCTTATCGAACAGTTCGATAATCTCATCAGGCAGAGGCAGACGAGGCTCGACGCCATCACTACCACCATCGGTAGTCGGGTCTTTACCGTACAAGATCTCTTCCAACTGAGTCATAAACTCGGCACTAAACTTAGTGGAGTCAAAGGTCAGGGTAGCAGTCGGCTTTAGCTTCTTGCCATTGACCAGCTTGTTGATGGAGACAGGCGTGGTGCTGATTTCCCAAGACAGAGTAGCTGCCTCAGGACTGTCATTGACAGTGCTATAGCCCTTCTCAGAAGGAGCAGCCAGACAACCGTAAACCAGATGCAGCTTATAGCCGTAATCGTTCAGATCGGTATCGTTACCCAGAATAGTACGATATGCCAGACCGAAAGTCTTACGGGACTGCTGACCGGCATACATACCGGGCATGATCTCGACAGAACCATCACACTCGGCAAACTCATCGGGGTACATATATGCCTCGACAGTAGCGCCGAACTCCTCGTTGGAAACCAGATTCACATACTTAATATTATCGGCGTAAATAGGGGAAGCCTCAGCACCGGAAGGGCTCTCGGTAACGGCAGTCAGACCATTCCATGCAACGCCCTTGTTATAAACGCCGCCGGTCTGCATCGGATAGAGAACGCCATGGTCACAGCCGGTTTCGTACAGGCGCTCGCCAGTTTTATCCCAAATGATTTTGGACATAAAGATATTCCTCCTTATCAGAAATAGAGCGAGAAATTCCAGTGATTCAGATTCTCGCTTGCATAATATCGTTCAAATCGGCAGGTAGGTATAGAAACCACCTTACCGACAAGCTCACTATCCGGGTCAGAGTCAATAACAGTGACTGAATAGTGCCTGCGAGATGAATAAACCCCGTTATCGGCGTGCACATTTTCGATATCATCAAGCGCATAAACGATAGCGGGGTATTTCATTTTTACCGACTCAGGAGGTTGAAAATACACATTTCTGCTTTCAAAGATTTCTTCCAGGAAAGTTTGCAGATTAAGCCTGCTCGCCATTGTATACACCTCCTATAGCCAGTATAAGTCTTGGGTACTGAACTTCGACGCTTGTGACTTTCCATTTAGCACCCATAAACTCAACGTATCTCATCGAATGAAAATTCTCATTGGCAAATGGATCGGCTACGATACTGATCTCATTCGCAACATTGATGTTGTCGTTGAGTTGTTCCGCGGGCTGAAGCCTACGAGTGTTACGAGTTAAATCACCATAGTACATACGCTCGATGACCTTCTCTGCCCAAACGCCCGGCTTAGTCTCTTCTGTTACAGCGTAGCCGATTACTCCATAAAATTTAGCCATTTTGAATTATCACTCCTCGCTGAATTTAGCCGCCAATATTAGCAGTAACATCCTCTTCCAGAGCGATAGCGGACATGACACGAGTATTGGCGCCGGAGCAACGAGTCTCCAGCAGGCTCTTCTCCTGATTGAAATCGATGTCGAAATCAGTGAAGTGAGTGATTTCGCCGCCCTTGGTAGCACCCAGAGAATAATCAGCCAGATTGACCATCAGTCCCAGAAGCTTCTTGGTCTTGCTGTCTGTGGTAGTACGAGTCTTGCCCTCAAACTGCTCAGCAGTGATGATCTGGCCAACATTCAGAGCCGCCGCCAGATCGCTGACCTTGTCATAAATGCGACGACCATTCAGGTCACGGGCAAGCAGCATGACATTGACCAGATGAGGTGTGCAGTAGAAGTCGGGAGTGCCGGAGCCCTTATACTTCTCACGAGCATACAGCAGAGACTGAATCACAGCTTCCGCATAAATGTAATTCTCGCCGAAATTGGCGGAAGTATTGGTGCCCTGGAGCGTAGCCTTCATGCCGGCAATGTCAACGTCAGCATGGATGGTATACAGCTCGTCATCCAGCCAGATCGGGCGGATCTTATCCTCAGCGATCTTGCCGTCGGCGCCAACCTCACGACCGTCACCGATCATGATAGCCGTAGCCAGTTCTTCGTTCAGGTTCATACGATCGATACCATACAGATACTGAACCACATCGAAGTCCTGAATATCGATGATGTCGTCACGGTCAAGCTTACTCTTTACATACACGGTCTGAGGATCAGTCGTTCTATGTAGCAGCTGAATGTTGCCGACATAACCCTTCTGGGCACCCTTCTTGTAACCCTTAGCACGAAGAGCCTCAATGTTACGCAGGTCAGCCTGACGAGTACGGATACGGGAAATAGGGCTCTTGTGAACCTTCTTTAGAACCTCATTCACCCAACCCTGGTCAGTGGTAAGCAGTTCAGGAGCACCGGGATGGACATCCTTGTACTCAGGGAACAGGGTTTCAATACCGTCGATACCATGAGCCAGAACGCTGTCAGGATTCTGTTCTGCATAAATGTCCATAGCAGTACGAAGACTGCCGATGCTGTTGGACTTAGCCATAGAAATGATGCTTGCCTGGTCAGCATGAGACAGGACCTCGGTCTTCTTCTGCTGATCGTTGTCAAAGACATTGTGTTTCATTGTTTTATCCTCCTTATTGGATTCAGATTTGTTGTCGGAATCGTCCTTGGATTCCTTTTCGGGTTCGCCTTCGAGAGCCTGTGCAATAAGCGCATACATGACATTCTGCTGCTTCTCAGACATGGACTCGATCACATCAGCAATCGTCTCCTCATCGTCCTTCTTCTTTTCCTTGTTTTCAGCAGACTTGTCTTCTTTGGAATCCTTCTTCTTTTCCTCATCTCCCGGTTCATCCTTGGACTCCGCAGAATGAGAAAGACAGAGAGGCATTCCGGTATAGATGATGGCTTCATCGTCGGACATTTCGCCGTGCTTCAACATGGAGTCAATAAATGCACCGGGGTTAGCACCCTTATGCACCAGACTTACCTCACAAATACAACCATGCAGAACATCAGGACCAGCCTGCTGAAGCTGATTGGCGTAAATTGACAGAGCGCAGATGTCACCATGCTTGATAAGGATTTTCGCAATTTCACCATCAGCGGTGTCATTGAGGAAGCCATAGGTGTAAACGCCCTCCTCACGGTTCTCAAGCCATGCATGACCAAGAACATCACGAGGACTGTTGTGCTGATGATTCCAGACCAGCGGGACTTTAATACCGTCATTATTCTTAAAAGCGTCCCGACGAATTACTCGTCCATCGGAACACTTAAGGTCATTTCGGGTTGCCCAGCCGCTGAAATCACAAGCCTCAACCGAAAAAGGTCTACTCATTTTGAAATTCCTCCTTACTTTTTCGATTTTTGCTTAGAGATTTTGTCGTCCAAATCACTTGCTGACTCTTCAGCTGAATTAACTTCGGTAATAGGCATTTCTTCCGACTGCTGATCGGAACCGGACGGTGCACCCAGATTCTTATTTCTGAGTTCATCTGCTCTCGGGTCCTCAGAGGGTTTCATACCAACTACCTGACGAAATTCATTCGAAGTCATGATTTCATTTCTCGTAAACTTGTCAGCAATTTCAGCAATGTCATTGACAGGAACCAGTTTAAACGGGTCTCTGAAGAATGAAATTGACTGGTGCTGTGATCGGGCAGTTTTGGTCAGAAACTTTCGTTTCATCTCATCAACAATAGCGGAAATGATCGGCTCGATTGTCCGGTTGTTGTAGTTCAGCATTGTCTTCTCGTCCGCTGTTCCATCCAAAATGCTCTGAGTGATCCCCAACTGGCTGTATAGCATACTCGTCAAGTATTCAATCTGGGACATAAGGTTGTTGTTCACGGAACGATTCAACTGTGTGATATGCTCAGTACCATCAGTGTAAGCAATACCATACTTTGAACCTGACAACTGGCTTTCTATATCTTTACGCCGATTTTCGGCCTGTTGACGCCTTGCTTCTGTCTTGATTACATAAGGAAGCTGAATAATCAAATCGAGTTTTCCAGATCCGCTTTGCTCATCAATGACATCAAGTAGGTTAAGTTTACGAATGAGCCGCTGCATAGTTGAGTTCGGCTCATTGATAACTGCGTACAGCGGATTCTCAATGATAGCCACTGCACTTTTCGGCACCACAATATCTTCTTTTCTGCCAGTCTGTTCATTGTACACACGAGCACGAATATACTGCGGATACCAATCTAAAATCTGTCCGACACGCAGAGACTGAATGTCATACGAACCGGACACATTTGGGTCAGTTGTTGTATCGACAGGAACAATTGCGACACTTCCTTCATCAAACATAGAGACCACTACATCCTGAATGAACGATCGTGCTGTCTGATCGACATTGGCTTCCAAAGTGAGGCAATTATTCAATCCGTCATCGATGACCGAAAGAAAACGCCCATTTTCATCCAGCCGAACATGCTGAATATTCACTGATGCTACGTCAAGCGCAATTCGGTTATAAACCGATGTAACGATTGATCTTTCATTGCCTCTGGACATTCTTGGTCTGTCAGCTCGATATGAGTACCCCATACCCAAATCCCGGTAGTTCATTTGAATATTACCGGTAAACGCATTCCAAGCATGTTTTAGTCTGGAACCAAAAGACATCTCCATTTTGAATCATCACCTCCTTAAACCATATCAACATTTTTCTTCTTGTAGGCAACCCGGCCGGAAGCCCAGATGCCATTCTTCAGCTGCTGCATATCATAGCCTCTGTCGGCCAAAGCCATATGCACGCCGACTTCGCCTCGTTTTGCAACAAACTGAACGACACGCCCCGAAGGGGCTGTAACATTCTTGACAGACTCATTCATCAGTTCCGCCATCTTCCGATTATAGGAATTGATAGCCGAAGAACTGATCTTACCTTTCGATGTCACAGAAGAAGAATTTTTCAATAGTTGATTGGCATACTGATCGAGTTCTTTGGAAACTTCTTTGCGAGCTTTAGCCACGATTTTGTCGTGATTTTTATGAGCCCACTTTGCGTCTTTCTTTTCCAAACGCTTTTGACCGGCTGCGGTCAAAGTACCGTCTTTGTTCTGGAAACGACGAATGCCCCATTTCTGGCCGAGAATACCATGATGGTACATCTCATCCAACTTGACCACCTCCTTATTCAAATGCGTCTCGATTGAGTTTATAAGCAATATAAGCATCCATCATTGCCGCAACAGCGTCGATTTTTTGCTCATATCGCTTTTTCAAAAGCTTACGGTTTCCGTTTGTATCTTCAAGGGTAATGCAGTTGCCCATAGCAAAGGTCATGAGGTCCTCATCAAAGATAAGCATTCTTTCTTCAGAAAGCTTTTTCAGCTCTCCAAGCGGAACCGATTCGGTTTTAGCGCCCTGAATAACCTTCTCGATTCCAAACGGACCGTTTTCGGATTCCCATCTCGCTACAAATTCTTTTGCATTATAAGGGTCAAATCCAAGGCACCGAACATCGTATCCACACTCCTGAATATGGTTGTCCAAGTCTTCATAGACATCCATCATGTTGAGTACAGCACCCTCCAAAACAATTAAACTGCCCTCCGCCATGAATTGATCGTATTTGATCCTCATAGCAGCTGGCAGCTTCATTAAAGTTGTAGAGGTAATATAGTTTCGTGTCTTGATGCCAAAAGAACCGTTAGGGAGAGGGAATAGAAATGTAAATGCACAGAAGTCGTCGCCCTGGGACAAGTCTGCGCCGAGGGAACAAGGCATCTGCCAAAAATCCCTCTTTCGATGCGGAAGAGTTTCTTCATAAGTGAAGTAATAGGTGTAACCCTCCATCGGTAACCCAAACCGCTTTGCGAGGATATCGTTTCGAGCAGCGGGGGCTTTTTCGGCTCTTTCCACATCCAACTGATAAGTTTCGTAGCTCACGGTTTTTCCGAGATTCGGATTAGCCTTGAGCCACATTTCCGGATCTCCGACTTCGTCAATGGAGTCAAGCTTGTACCACCAAATCGACACATGTGGATTGATGTAATCTCCTTTAAGGATGTCCATCAACTCCATTTTGATAGTGTCGCCACTTCCGTTACGAACCGTACCTTCCGAGCTGATTGCAACAATGATGTAATCGTTCACCTTGGATGCGCCCTGTTCGATAGCGCCGATAACATCTTCTCGAATGTCACCGGAAAGCCACTCGTCAACAGTAGCAACCTTAATTTGTAGACCTTGAAGCTTATTGATACTCATGGGTCTGACCTCAAGAAGTGAACCCGTCAGAAAGTTTTCAACGCCCTTTTTTGTAGAGGCTAACTTTGTGCGATTCGCTTTAGAGCCGGTAGTGTTTTGCAACGAGCCTTCCGTCAAGAACTGGAACAGCGGTCCTCTCGAACGGGTAATGGCAGTACGAAGAGGAGACATGACCTCTTCCGCCTGCTTCATTGTTGGAGCCGTTGTGATCTGATGAGTAGTAGAAGTATCAACATTCAGAAAGTAACCTTGAAGAGTTGAGCCATACATGGATTTAGCGGCGCCTCGTGCAACAATCAAATACTGTTTGTTGATTAGTCGTTTCTTCACATTCTTCCGAACATAATGCCCACCATGCCCATCAGGGTTTGGCTGATAAACGCTTCGCTCAACGAAATAGTACCAACCAAAGATTTGTTCGCCCCAAAGCTTGAAACTATCCAAAAGACTAAGGTCAGAACCATCAGTCAAGGTCAGTTCGGATTCACAATAAGCGATCCATCCCTCAACCGCTTGATCGTCGTAGTATACTCCAGGGTTTGCAATCAGATCATCAATCCGGTTCATCTCCATTGAGATCTCTTTGCAAACCGGAATCTCCCCTCGAATTACGGCATCACGAAACATACCATAATACTTAGGAACGGCAGTGTTTGATAATGCCATAAATACCTCCTTAGCCAGCCTTCTTAGCCATACCGTTTACAATTTCTTTGATCTTGCCATAGTTATTGTAAATGGTTAAGGCGGTCGAAGTAGCGGTTGCAATTGTTCCGGCGACTTTCAGAGTTTTTGATACATATTCCTTTCCACGATTCACATCAGTCGAAGACAATTGACTGTACTGTTTCTCCATCTGAAGACGATTCAGTCGGTTACGAAGCTCTGCATCACTCATAGACCTAACACTCTTACTGTTATGAGCTTTAGCATAGTCCTCATGAGCAGGAGCATCAGACTTAGAAGAACTTTCTCTTTTCTTTCCGGCTGCGGTACGAGTGCCATCTTTATTCTGATAGCGCCGGACTCCCCATTTCTGACCGAGAATACCGTGATGGGCAAGTGTTGTATTATCCATTTTGAAATCCTCCTCTCGTTTTTAATTAGGGTCGACTGTCACATTGATTCGCCATTCAAGCTCACTGATCTGTCGGTTAATTGCTTCCATCACTGCCGAACTCAACGGCGGGTCGAACGCCAGTCTCACCTTCAGGTAGATAAAGGTTTTTACAAATTCAAGACGAGGATCATCGTACAGGAATTCAGACCAAGTCTTACTTGCATCTTCGATACGGAATCCTTCTTCAGGACCAACACCAAGCTGCGTCAAGACCGAGAATGCCGAATTGATGTATATGACGATGTCCGGGTCAAAGTGCTCATACTCTTCAGCAATTCCGAGTAGCTTTTTAATCGATGTCAGTATACTGTCCATATCGTTTTCTCCTTACTGCCTGATGGCTACAAATTTCTTCATGCAGAATCCTTCGATACCGGCAGCAGTGCAGACAGCATACCAATCATCATTGGAATCGCCCATATCGACTTCCAATTCGTCAAGGCAGGTCACAACTGTTACTACTCTGGAATCCTTACTCGGCTTTTCACGAATGTTCAGCTTCAAACAGTCTGTGACAACACCGATCACATTTCGAGCAGCATCTTCGCAAAGCTCTGTTTCCTGTTCCTCGATGACTTCGGTCGAATCATCAAGAACAGAGTTTTCATAGATTTCCTTAGTCATTGAAATTTTCTCCTTTCATCATTTTCGCCATGGGCATGTATCATTTTGTGTGCGCTGTACGGGAGGGAGAAGCAACAAACTTTCATCACCATAGTGAATAGCATTGTGTGTGTTCAACTTGGTGCAGATCGCATTCTCTGGGTCGAAGACACATGGGCTATGATTCAAAAGGTCTTCGTAATTGATTGGATTCAGATGATGAATCAATATTGAGCCGAAGATTTCATAACCCGGCACACCGAGATCGCAGCCCTCATCACGAATAATAATTTTATCTCTGAATTTCAACCACTTGTCGGAATGATATAACTCTTGGTTCAGCCAGCGCTTAAAACCGAAAGTCTCTTTTCCAACAGAGCCGTCAAGTTTCAAATAGTAAAACCGTTCTTCAAATGTCGGCAGTGTAATCAACTCCGAATAAGTTTTAATATTCATCGTCATCACCGCCTGCACCTGAATATCTCCTAAACGCTTCAAGAGCCTTGTTGTACATTTCCTTGGCTTCACTATTGGAATTTAGATTCTTTGTCTTCGCTTCGATAAGCTCTTTCTGCTTCTCCATAATCTCCTTTTCGATTCGTTCCTTACTGGAACCGAGTTTCAAATAATGCGTTATGACCTGAGAAGAAGCAGTTCCGTCTCTGAGCTGCTTTTCAGCACATTGAACCGCCAAAGAAATCATTAAATTCTCTTGCGCTTCGAGAGATGTCGGTGGTCTCAATGGGCTGTTTGAGTCGGAAGAGCTTGCAGCTTTACCTTTTGGCATTAGCACTGCCTCCTCTCTTAAAATTTTGGTGCGGATAACAGGAGTTGAACCTGCACGGAGTTACCTCCAATAAATTCTGAGTCTATTGCGTCTGCCAGTTCCGCCATATCCGCATACTTGTACTACACTTTTAATCCGAGCTGATACTCTTTTGGGTAAGAATAGGTGCAGTATTTGAAAGAACTTACAGAGCCAAATTTCCACCAATCACCGAAAGGAGAAAAGAAACATGAAAGGAGATGTTCACACTTTATGGAAAATGCTTCAACCCTGTAAGCTCGTTCAAATACTGCACCCGAGGGGGGTAAGCCCCATTCCCAAAATATCCCTCCGGAGATTTTTTTAAGACCGCCGCGATGAGGCAGGGGGTGTAATTTTGGAGACCCCCTCCCCATGCCTTTAAGTCCTGCGGCAGCAGTGCGGTCCAAGTGATAATTTGTTTGTATTAACTTCAAAACCAAATATTTTCAGAGAAGAAAACTAAAACTTTATTCAAAGAGTGTTAGACCTCAACCTATAGTTCAAGCCTTGTCTACTTTTGTAGTCTTTGTTCTCTTCACTTTCTTGTAAATGTTCATGAAGTCGTATCGAATAATCTCGTCAATTGCTCTTTCAATCTCTTGATTGTTCTCTTCTTCAGAGAATTGGTCAGAAGTGTGAGCAATTCGATCGAGATAAGCGCAAGTGTTGTAACCCTTTTCCACATCAAACAGGAACCAATCGGAGAACTGTTCAAATGGATTGTAAGGATTGTCAAATGTGGTAAGGGCGCAAGAACCATTCATACCAGTCACTCCTTTCAATTCAAGTAATTGGACACTGTGCTCGTAGAAATACCAAGAGCTTCAGCAATTTCCGATGTGCTATAACCAGAAGCGTTCATTGAAGCAATCTTGTTTTGCTTTGCGGTGCTGAGGGTAGTAGTTGCTCTTGGTGTCGCACGCTGTCTAAGACTATCGATGTCCACATTGTCGATGATTTGGGTAAGCTTATTTTCACTAATGGCACCAGCCTGAATTGCTTCCCATTCACGGTCTGTAATCTTAATGGTTTCTCGCTTTGCACCAACTGAGGCACGAGCTTGAGTAAGCGCTTGCTGGCTTGCTTTTTTGAGCTCGCCCTTCGTCATGTCCGGGTTATCCTGCTTTTTAGCAGCCACTACTGCATTAGCCATGGTCTGAGCCTGTCTTTCTCTGGGTGCATTCTTCAAAGCCACATTGAGTTTTGCATTCAAAGAATCAACTTCAGCTTGATAGGTCTCTTTTGCAGTGGCGGAGTATGGTACTTTTCCGGTGGATAGGATTTCAAGACGAGCCTGATTACCCAGGGCTTTCATCTTATTGGCATAGCTTGCATAAGCGCGCTCCACGGGGGTATCAGCTTCAGATACCAGGGTATAGGCATCCTTTGCTTCAGCCATCTTGGTGCTGGGCTGAGTACGCTCTTTGACTTTACCAGTTCGCTTATCGACATAAACAGGGTCGTCTACATCTTTCCATATGTATTCACCTGTCTTTTCATCGATCTTAGGGCTGCCTTGCCTCTTGGTAATCGAAGTCTCAGATTTAGCACGGGAAATCAGAGTCGAAGCACCTTCATGATACCTTCCGTCATCATCGACTGTGCCCTGATACTTCTTTTTCAAAGAGCTAATACCGTTATCGATCTCACTTTGCTTGTAGTCCAGCTTGTGTTTTTCGGCATCAATGACAACCATACTATGACGAACGGCTCTTGCAAGCTCATCCTGCGTAGCTCCCTTCAAAGTCATGTCAGTAATCAGATTAGAAATGACACCCATCTCTTTCTGCGTGTTCTTCATAGGCTTGAAAGTGCCAGCAGGTTTTCCACCATATTCCAGTTTTGGGTCAAATCCTTCAAGCCCCTTCAAAGGAGGAGTGGAAGTAATCTTAACCTTGCTTTTACCAGAGTTACAGGGAATGACCATAACCGTATCGCCATCAAAATCAGCACCCGAAAGTCGTTCCGCAACCTTACTGTTAATACCGATGGCATCTTTAGGTGTGTTACCCAGAATTCGGCGAGCTTCGGTCTGCTTGTTATTCACAGTCAGGATAGGAATCTCAAAAGTTCCACCATGTGGATAACGAACCAGAGCTACTGTTTCACCATTCTTATAATTAGGAGCATACACTTCATTATCTTTCATCGAAGTGATAGGTAGAATCACCTGATATTTCTGACGAGGAAGAGCAGCTGCTTGAAGGTGCACAGCAGCAGAGTCACAATCATCCGCAAAGGATTTCAGTAATGATTTTTTGACCGTTGGATTTGTCAGCGAACAGATTTCATCAAATTCAGCCATCTTATCAGACGCTGCCAGATTTAACTGCTTGTTGACCAGACTCAAACTCTGCTTAGAAAGAAACTGAGAGGGGAGTTTATCCGCCCATTCACCCCAGTCGCCCTCTTCGGCACGCTTATTGATAAGGGAAAGCTGTCGTTTGCCATCAGCATCGATGTAATAGCTCTGCCCACCGGCTTTGATAAGGGAACCAAATGGATTGTCAGGGTCATCTTTAATCTTCTTCAGAACATCCGATGTCGGAGTGCCCTTTTTCTTATTGGTATTGAACATTACATCCACGCCATCAGGAAGATCATCAGAATAGACGGCCATTCCTTTCAAATATCTATTACCGTCCACCAGAATGCGAACCTGAGCATAATGGGAATCACCAAGAGACAAGTCATCTACACCACGACGAATTTCAATAACGCCGTCTTTCTGAATTCCGCCGTCTTCTGCATAACGGATTTTCAAGCGACTTGAATCCATGCTTTTAGGGTAGACGAATTTGTCAAAAGTCTCGCCGTCATCATGCGATACATAGTCTCTGACAGAATGAACATTCTCGAAATTATAAATTTCTTTATGCTCTGTTCCTGGAGGGCAGAGAACCTTGATGTTTGTCTGCTTACCCGGGTTTGTTACCTGAGGGACACCGCCACCATAGATGGGATAGCCTTCCATTTCCAAAATATAAAGAGCCTGGTTCATTTTCTCTTTCGAGATACCAAGCTCTCTTTCGACTCCGGTTCCGACATCGATCATTCCTTTTTCCGCAATCTGTTTTTTCAGAAATTCAGCGGTCTGTTTTGCCTGGTTCATACGAGCCTCAGAGCTCTCATTCAAAAGTGAACGAACCGAAGAATCATTGGCAAAACCCATCTTATCAGCAATCTCATTTAAGCTATAGCCTTTAGCGCGAAGAGCTTTAGCTGTAGCAACATCAGCAGAACGGCGTTCATCCTTTGCAAGACTCATCTGAGTGCGAAATTGGGTTGTACTCAGGCCCATAGATTTTGCAATAGCCACTTCTCCACTGTAAGTTTTTCCATCTTTATCGGTAAAGGTGAAATTGGATTTTTTCAGTTCCTCTACGCGGGAAAGAAAATCACCGCTGTGCTGATAAGGGTTATCACCCGAACCCCAAGGATAACGACCAGACCTTCTGGGCATACCGTAATGCATTAAAATATCATCCGTGAGACTCATGGTTTAACCCTCCTGTTCTCTGATTTTTCTAATAACCTTGTCGAAGGTAATGATCTTATCCATAATCGGAACAATATCTTCGGCGGTAGGTGTGTGATACAGAATTTCATTGTTCTGGTACAGACGAAGCTCCATCTCGATTTCTGATGGCTTCACCTTGTATTCCAAGCAAAAAAGAGCAGCATATATTTCAAGCTGCTCCATGTGCGCCGGTACAACACCGGTTTTCAAATCGTGAATACGAAGCGTGCCATTTCGAAACACGATCGTATCAGCAGTGCCAAAACAGTTTTCTGAATAAAACAGAATTTGTTCAGGTACCATGCGAAAACTGATTGCGTCATTGACATACATGTTCAATGTCTTTTGCGATTTTGGGAGTTTTTGTCCCAAGGTAATGCATTGACATGCAAAGTCATGAAGAACCGTTCCTCGCTGTGTAGCCAAAAACTTTGAATAAGCATCGGCTACTTTTGTTTCATCATAGTTAATCCAATGATACTTGCTGGCACCAAGAAAAGCGTGTTGCCCTTCAAGATTGGAATGATTGTTGAAGATCATGCAGCACTTCCTCCTTGTTCTCGGGGCAAATAAATCTGGAAAAGGACATCTCGTCCATCTTGCCCACATAATATTCTTGGTTTGGTTGCTTTTTTGCGCCAGCGTATTGTTTACATTCCAGAGCAGCCCATTTGTCATTGAACAGAATAAGCAGATCGGGAATGCCTTGTAAATATCCAGAATCGCTTTTCATCACGATGCAACCCGGAAAAAGTTTTTTGAGCTCCTTAATGAGCTTCGCTTGAAATTGACTTTCGAGCATTGGCAAATGAGCCTCCTTTCATATGATTTTTCAAAACTGAAGAGAGAATGTCTATTCTTAAAAATAGCTTTTTTACTCCTCTCTTCATAAAAGGGGATGTATTTTTCGCGCGGCGGAAAAAGGCATAAAAAAAGACCGAGACACCGTTTAAGCATCTCGGTCAAATATAAAGTTGTTTGTTATCGAGCTTCTACACTTACTGGATCAAGTTCAAAGAGACCGGTATCAGAATTGTAGCTCCGCACTTTAGCCTGTATTCTTACGTTACTGCCGACTTTGATATAATCAGCCAGTGTAAGTCCATCTCCTAAATCGTATACCCCAACATCCTTAAACTTAAAAGTTGGACCAGGGTTTGCAGTATTTTCATCCACATAGTCTCCCGCACTGATTAGCAAATCATATCGGGTGTCGTAATTATCGTGGTTTGTGAGATAGGTAATGCAGCCATTAAACTCAATAACCTGGTTCTTATGAGCCTCTGCAAAATCTGCATACGATTGGTCCATATCTGCTTTAATAGAAAGTATTGCTGCCAATTCTGGAGAATTATCTACTGTCAAAATATCAACAGCAGGCTCTTCGGTTGAAACGGATTCGCTGTCTGTTTCAGAAGTTTCTTTTTCCGGGAATGTGTGATATGTGATTATAACCTCGACATCAGCCGGATACCAAGCATCAGCAGAGTATCCAGTATCGCCATCCACGGAAACAGATTCGACCTCACCGTCTTTTGTAAGCCAACCAGTAACAAGGTCGTCAAGTTTTTCAAGTTTGATGTTTGTGAAACCACTACTTTCAAACTCATCAACTACTTTTTGATAATCCTTGCCTTTTTGAATACTGGAACCTGACGGAGTTTTAGCCTCTCCTTCATGACCTTCTGAACTGCAACCTGCAATCGTAAATATTATAGCAATCGCCATACACACTGCCAAGAACTTTCTCATCTCATTAACCCATCCTTTCCGAGGGCATTAAAAAAGTGCGCCCCCACAACGAGAGACGCACCGAAAAAGTGTCAACCCTCATTGTTGCCACACAATCTCAATCAAGCCGCAAAGGGACAAATGAAATGAGTAAAGAGAGAAAACACTTTTTACCAAAGCAGTTTTCCCTAAACGACTTGAACATATTAGATTGTGTGGCTCTTATAGTATAGCACAGCCTGAAAGAAAAAGGAAGAACTTTCGGTAAAAAGTCTTGACATTTTCGCCTACTTGTGCTATACATTTCAACCTCTGGTCAAATGCCCACTTTTCTCGTCCTATTTATATATTTATTAAAACTTTTTATCGCAATTAAATAAGAAATAAAAGTGGGAAAGTGGGCTTTTTTCACAAGAAAAATTTCAAATTGGCGCAAATCGGCCATTTTGGGGCAAAAAACGCCTAAAAAGTGCCATTTTCAGAAAATGCCTCCGAATTTTTCTGCCCACTTTTGGTTTTCAAAACCGGGCTTTTGCCCACTTTTTCTGGGCTTTTTTCAAGAAAATTGTCCGTACACGCTCAAAAAATTTTTCAAAACCGGGCTTTTGCCCAAATCCGCCAAACAAAACCGGGCTAAAATTTACCCAATTTTCAAGTATGTACGGACTCATTTCTCTCATCTCCAAACCCGTCCGTTCCGTTTATCGACCAGAATAACCCGACCTTCAATCTCAAAATCAGCTAACTCGCACAAGTAAAACAGTGTATGCAGTAGCCTATGAAATCTTTCATCCTCTTCACGCTCAATGTTTTTGAGAGCTTCGTAAGCAGTCGGGTCCGAATATCCTTCGGCATTTCGTCGAGGATTAGTAGTATTCGTCATGATACAGGTGCTCCTTTCTTCTAAGTTTGTTTCAAGATTGCTATGCCTTCTTTCAAGCTTTCCGGAATATCAATTACTCGCTGGTTACGGCTTCCTCTGAAATCAAGCTCCAACGATTTTTCAGCCTGTACGAACGGGCCGTCAACGAGCACATCGATATGTTTCAGAAGCTCGATGCCTTGCCTGTACAAGTCTTCAAAAAGATAGCCAGTGTAGCACCAAACGCTGAGACCCATCCCATGAGCTTTTTTAGCAATCAGACTACACTGGTAAATCTGACAGAACGGTTCACCTCCGGAAAGTGTAATACCGTCTATCCAATTTTTTCTTTTTGAAATATCGTCGAGCATATCTTCAATTAGTACGAGCTTTCCGCCACCGAACGGGTGAGTTTGAGGATTGTGGCAGCCGGGGCAATGATGTGGACAACCCTGTGTGAATATCACATACCGGATTCCTTCCCCGTCAACAATGGACTCCGATTCAATCCCTGAAATTCGAATCAATTTCATGCTTGACACGATCCCGCTCCTCCGCACGCTTAGCGTCATTCCACTTATCAAGAGTTCCGACCAAATATCCAGTGATACGGCGAATGCGTTCGAACGGAACTCCATCGGCTTCACTCCGTCCGCAGCAGGGACAGGTGTCATTGATGATGCCGTTGTAGCCGCAGACAGGATCGCGGTCCACAGGATGGTTGATACTGCCGTAACCAATACCAGCTTCTTTCATGTGTCTTACAACTCGTTCGAAAGCCGCGAGATTTTTGGTCGGGTCACCATCCAGTTCTACATAGGAAATATGACCGGCATTAGTAAGAGCATGATACGGAGCTTCAATATCAATTTTCTTAAGAGCCGGGAGATGATAATAGACCGGAACATGAAAGCTGTTAGTGTAGTAGTCACGATCGGTAACTCCCTTAATAATGCCAAAGTCTTTCCGGTCAGCTCTAAGTAAGCGTCCGGCTAAACTTTCAGCAGGAGTAGCAAGACAGGTTACATTCATGCCAAACTGCTTGCTTTTCTCATCACAGTAGTTCCGAATATATTTTACGATTTTTAAGCCGAGTTCCTGCGATGCTTCATCTTCACCATGATGATGCCCTGTCAATGCTACAAGACATTCTGCAAGCCCACAGAAACCGATAGAGAGGGTTCCGTGTTTCAGTACCTCTCCAACCTCGTCATCCGGTCCAAGCTTGTCAGAGTCCACCCATACGCCTTCTCCCATGAGGAACGGAAAGTTTCTAACCACTCTCGACGCTTGAATTTCATAACGATCGAGAAGCTGCTGCATGGTTTTGTCGAGCATTCCGTCAAGCAGTTTGAAAAACTGAGGAATATCGCCATCGACTACAATAGCAAGCCTCGGAAGATTGATAGAAGTGAAACTCAGATTACCTCTTCCAGGAGCGATCTCACGAGACGGGTCATAAACATTACCCATTACACGAGTACGGCAACCCATATAGGCAACCTCCGTTTCAGGATGACCGGGCTTGTAATACTGTAGATTGAATGGAGCATCGATAAAAGCGAAATTAGGAAATAGCCGCTTTGCACTTACTTTCACTGCCAGTTTGAACAGGTCATAATTCGGGTCATCGGGATTATAGTTGACGCCTTCTTTGACTCTGAAAATCTGAATTGGGAAGATAGGTGTTTCGCCATGACCGAGCCCTGCTTCCGTAGCAAGTAGAAGCTGTTCAATAGCAAGACGACCTTCCCAAGATGTATCCGTGCCATAGTTGATAGAGCTAAATGGAACCTGAGCGCCGGCGCGGGAATGCATCGTGTTCAGATTATGAATAAACCCCTCCATAGCCTGATAAGTATCGCGAGTAGTCTTTTCCATAGCATAGTCAAGAATCCATGCTTTATCTTTCAGGTCATTGAGGCGTTCGCAAATATCATAGCCTTCTTTCATGTATTTCTGATAGGTATAACGGACGCCTTCGGCCATAGCGTAATCGAAGTCAACGACACTTTGACCACCATGCTGGTCATTTTGATTAGACTGAATGGCAATAGCAGCCAGAGCAGCATACGAACCGATGCTTTTCGGTGCTCTAAGATGTCCGTGACCGGTATTGAATCCGTTCTTGAAGAGTTTGCGAAGCTCAATCTGTGTGCAGGTTGTCGTCCATGCATAGAAGTCAAGATCGTGTATATGAATCCAACCATCACGGTGAAGTTCTGCAATTGCAGGTTTAATCAAATACTCCAGATTGTACTCCTTAGCGGTATTAGCACCATATTGCAGCATAGCCCCCATAGGGGAATCGCCGTTAATGTTGGCGTTATCTCGTTTCAAGTCACTATCTTTTGCCTGAAGAACGGTAATACTATCAAAAATAGTTTTTACCTTTTCTCCGAATTGTTCATTCATAGAAAATCCTCCTTAAATATCATCCTGATTGCGATGCAGACTGTGCTCAGCGTCAAAGCCATCCGGATATCTGGCTTTAAGTTTGTCCACATTCATTTGCATGATTGTTTCAAGGTCATACCCAATGGCGTTTGCACTTACAGCGAGGTACCAAGCCACATCTCCAAGCTCTTTAGCCATATGCGCAGTATAAAGTTCGTGTCCCTGAAACAAATGTTTTTTCAAAATATCAATTGCTTCGCCGGCTTCTCCGTTCAGACCCATTAAACCATTGAGCAGAAGTCGGTCAGGTGATAAATCTTTTGGAGCAGTGCGAAGAGCTGCCTGCTGATAGTCGTTCGGCGTCATATTTTTTCCTCCTGTGATTACGATTTACCAGTGTAATAGCCTGGTTTATTTGAATATCAAGCTGACGTTGTTCTTTTACTTCCCGCAGACGGTCGCGAACAGCCTGAATATCCGCTTTTGTCGCTTCTCTGGCAAGCATAGTTTTCTCCTTTACACAAAAAAATAAGAGCCAAGGTTTAACCTCAGCTCTTACATAACCTGTTAATTTTTTGATTTGTGGTATTTCCAGGCTTCACAAACCGTTTCTTTGCATTTCGGATAATCAGGGCGTCCGCATTTGTTACAGATAAGCTCTTCTCGTCCGAGATCCGGAATATCTTCCTCAAATTCTTTGATAACGGTTGTCCATGTGCCATCTTTTCTTCGAACCGGACAGGACATTCTGGATTTGACTTTCATCACCATCGCCTCCTTATAGTATGTTACCACAAATATAACAAAAGTAAAAGGGCTTGTTACGGCCCCTTTACCTTTGAAATCGAGTAACTTACGAAATCATGATCTTGTAGCGTTCGTTCAGTTCTTCGAACACTTCCTGATCTGCTGCAATACTGATATGAAACTCAATCTTGCCTTTTTCGTTCAACACGGTTTGGACAGCAGGTTGAAGTTTCTCAGCAAACAGCATTCTCAAGCAAGTGCCGAGTTGCCGATCATTAACTGCCAGAAAACAATTCATGTGTGTTACCTCCTTTCATAATAGGGGGTGTATTTTTCGTGCAGTTTCAGAGAATTGCTTCTCCGGAACGATAAGTTTCCGTCCAGTTTTGATGGTATTTGCACTTAACAGAAATCTCACCGATAAAGTCATAATGAATTACTTTCTTTGATACGATTTTTCCATCGAGTGTATCTCGGGTTACGGTCGCATTTTCAACTGCTTTGAGAATGTCAAGATAGTCTTGCTTATGTGCACATACATCTCGATGAGCACAGCGAGTACATAAAGTTTCTTTTACTCCTTCAAACATCTGCTTTTCCCTCCTTACCAGTAATAAGCTCAGAATACGGCAGGCTCTCAATCCAGTCGCAGAAGGTATGCCACTCGTCCAGCTTGTGGTTCTTACGAGATTTATAGATGTTCGCCAGAACCTCATAGTTCAGCATGACCGTCCGTTTCTGGTTATAGGAGGAAGGGAGCAGCTGAATCATCTGCCACCAGATTTCTTTCTTCCATTCGGGGTCTTTGATTTCATCGCTTAAATATGCTTCTCTGCAAGCATTTAGATCTTCAATGGTACGCTTGAGAGAATTGATAGATGCAACGATCAGATGCTCATGGCTGAAATCATCGAGTTCAAATTCCTTGGAAGTAAGCTTATGCATGGTAGAGCAGGAATTGGCAACCGTACCAACCTTATAAGTATCAAACTCCTTCCACCAGTACAGCGGAGCAGTGATGTCGAGATAGACTGTAATCATCCGCATGAATTTGCGATGGTCTGTACCGGCGTTGCGAAGGGTCGTCATAAGGTTTAGGTCGTTGGAGCCAAGTTTATCAAATGTTTTCACGATATCATGAGGCCAATCTTCAAGCTCATGCTTCTCGAAAATACTATCACTCTTATCCCAACTATTCTTAGGATTCCGCATACCACGAATGGCGTGCTCCCAGCCCATAACCTCGGCGTTTTCAATTTTCAGCATTTTCTACCTCCGTAAGCTTCGTCCGAATCATTTCCAGAATTTCTTCTACAATCGAACGAGTGTTATTGTGTAACTTAATATAGGACTCATGGTCTTTATACCAGGCAAACATTTCGGAAAGATCACCTTTAATCCAACTGAATGCCCACCAGTCACAAACCATCTCGATAATGTACGGGTACGGCATTTCGATAAGGATAGTTCCTTCTTTAGGCTCATCATTGATTAAGACCCAGTGCTGCCAATGATGAGGATTTCGATGAATGTGCATGAGCCACGCTCGATTGAATGCCTCGATGACTGTTGGAGTTTGCTCTCCATAGAAATAGTCGTCATAAGGCGTGTACTCATCCGGCGTATTCTTCGACATATCATGAAACTCAATATTTCGAGTCGCCTCCACATCTGTCAGTTCTGGAATATAAGCAGCGATCCACTGGTAAGCTTTTTTCACGGCTTGTCTGTGGTTTTCCAGATACTCGTCATATTTTTGAGACATCAGATTCTCCTTTCTGGTAGATGACCCGATCGAAAGCAACTTTGTTTACCACACTGGTTGTGTAATCGATTGTAGGGAACTCGTCCTGCTTGAATCGTATCGTGATAGAAAAATCGGTGATCAAATCCGTTTCAGGGTGTACCATCGATTCAGCTCGATTGATGAGTTCTTGACCAGCATCTCTTATTTGCTGAACAAGAGTATCACGGTAACTATTTGCCATCTTTTTTGACCTCCTTTCTCAATTTACGAGCCATAGTAATTTGTTCTTCAAATGTCGGCATATGAGGGCAAGGATAATCGAGACCACAAAATAGGCAAGTAGTCCCTCTCGTAATCGCGAAACACCTATTGCATAAAGCTCGGCAGCTTTCTTTTAGCGAATCATTTTCGTTTTCGAGTTTTGAAATCTTTTCGTGGTACTCAGCCTGAAGATCTGACAGCTGTTCTTTTAATTGTATGTTTTCTTCAGTAGCGTCTGACGAAAGTGCTTTTCTGAACTCCTCAAGATTCATGTTTCTTTTCTCCTTTCAGAAATATCACTCTTGGTCGAGCCGTGCTTGTTTAAGGATGCGACCAATTTCGTAAACGGATTTTGCCTGCGAAATTTTTCTCTTAACTTCTTCGCTATAGCAAAGTTCCGTTGCAATATCAATCGCATCCTTTTTCTCGGCATCAAGAATTGTTCTTGTTTTCATAGTTCATCGGTTTGTGGGAATTTGTATTGCTGGGTTCTGCGAGGCAGTCGTTGCACGGGTCTTTGGACTCTTCGAGACCGTGGTGCTTGCAAGTTTTGCAATACTGGTCAAAATAGACTTCCTTTTCTTCATTCATCTGCAAAACCTCCTTACAAAATCCACATAATAAGCTTGATCGTCGCCGCTATGATAATCGCACTGGCACACAAAGACATCAGGACAGCGATAGTCTGCCCGATTTTATAAGCAAGGCTGCCACTCTTTTTCGTTTCGGGACGATATAACGTGTCTTTCTCATATTCAGGCATATATTATCCTCCATATTGTAGTCCGAGATGAGAATATAAATCCTTATAAATAATCTTCTCTAACTCGTCCTTATACATTGTTACAACTTTGCCGTCTACTACACGGCTTACAATTTCTCTCAAAATTGGAGCAGCTATATCGGCGGTAACTGGAGCTTTGACATCTGTCATAATCGGCTCTGGTAAATATCCCATTGCTTCCAATTTTTTGTGCTCACAGGTCTTGACAAAAGGGCATTCACGGCATTGCTTCGCCAGTCTTACCAACGCCATCGTCCGTCACCTTCTTTCTCAGGTATCGCTCAATGTTTTTGCACTGATTTCGATTTGAGCATCGAATGACCGTGTCAGATATGACGATCTCTTCACTCATTCCGTATGCTTTTTGCGGTCGCTGAACATCTGGGTCGAAGTCCATGCAAGCAGAGCAATACTCCGCAACATCAATGGTTATCATGTTTCTCCTTTCTCAGGCAGCTTTTGGTTTATAGCTGCCAACATACTTGGTTTCGTTGAAATTCCGTTTTTCGCTTAACGCTCGACTGATAGCCAAATCAATGCCGGAGCGGGATTTCAAATGGTAGTAATATAAATCTTTGAATGGAGTATTTAAGCGATCAGTTCGCCCAGCTGACTGCTTCATAATTTTGTAGGAGTAATTCTGTGAGTAGAACACGATGGTGTCCGTACTAATGCAGTTCCATCCTTCAGCACCGGCAGTATACTGAACCAGATACACCCAGCTATCACAAATTGGAATAGGTTGATGTTTGTGACCGTTCCATTCAGCGATCTCGACATTCTCTCCGTAATAGAGATTTTTCAGAATATCAAGCTCATAGTCAAAATTGTAGAAGACGATCATTTTGGGGTGCTTCTCAAACAGCTCCATTAAGGCGATTTGTCTGGACTCGTCTTCGTTTACGATGCGCCGCCATACATAGCAGAGCTCTCCGGCGTTGACAATCGGCTCGTTTTTATATGGGTTCCAGCGAAGACGACTTGTCTCTTTATACTTCGCAACATCATAATTGACATAAACATCCTCATGGTGTGAACAGGTTTCCCGCTTGAAATCCATATCCACAAGAATGCGATTACGAAGTCGTATAAGCCGTCCGACTCCTAAATATCTGTCTACTTTTGGATACTTTCCATTTACCCAGGTCATGACCATGTGTTCTTCTTTGAATGCAGTCCGGTTTTTATAAAAGCCGTTTGCAACAAAGACAGGAATATAATCCTCCCATGTGTCTCCTGGGGTTGCGGATAGTAGAATCCATTCATTAAACTTGGCAATTTTCAGGAACGCCTTAACCCATGCTCCTGAACCGACAACACGCTGTTCGTCAAATATAAAGAAAGCGTCCGTAACCGTTGCGTACTTACCGATGTTGTTCCAGGAGTCCACAATGACCTTGTTTTTGTAAGCACTGACTTCCGGATGAGTAGAAAGAAGGAAGGGTGAAAGCTCACCCTCCCATTCCAAAGTATCCCTTTTTCTTGCCGTGGTGATGATATACAAGTCTTTTGGTGTTTCTGGCATCCGAATATAATTCTTTGTGCCGAGCTTACCGCCATTTTGCTTGTAGTAGTAAGCCAAAGCCGTTCTGGATTTGCCACTGCCAACTCCACCACAGAGAATACAGCCGTTTTTCATTCTCTCAACTGCATCTAATTGATAATCTCTAAGGGATATGCCAGCCATCAGCACCTCCCGAAGAGTCGCCTCGTAGCCCAAATAGGCGAGAAGTACATCGGCGTAAACCAGTAATTCTCTGTTGAATCCTTATTGATAATCGGTTCAGTTAATGAGTTTCCGATTTTTATCATTCCGGCAACTCCGAGCAATGATAACTGAATATAACACATCAACGCCACTGTTGAATCTACATCTTGAGCTACAATAAGCACATGGTTTTGATAATTGAGATTGGCTTTTTCCAGTCTTTTTCTTGCGGCGTGAATTGCCGCAATCAATGTCGCTCCTGCACTACAGCAAGGGTCATTGATTGAAATATAACCGTCTTGCTCAACCTTTTGTACAGTGTTGTCCATAGTTACTTCAGCCATCAGCTCGCACACATGATACGGAGTGAAGAATTGACCGTTAGATTCATTACCTAAATTTAAGGACATAAAAATGCTGCCCAGAAAATCTTGCTCCGGATTTTCCTCCAAAGCCAAGACCGTCTGAGCAGCCAGTTCAGGAAACAACTCTTGCTCCTGCTTGTTGTACTTTTTGATGACTTCCAAATATAACGCTTCTCGCTTATCCCGGTGCTCCTTATCGAGAGGATTGGATAGCGAACAAGCGAACATAGTGATGAAGTCACGCCAAACATCCCAAGTCCGATGTCGATTGGTGAGCTGATTGAAAACCCTGAGAAATTCCTTTCGAGGATCCAAAGCCTTTTTCGGTTTTTCTCCAGCGGGCTTTTTTTGCTTTGGCGTTTCTTCTTTTTTCTCAGACTTAGTCGTTTGCAGAATCTCTTCCACCGGCTGCTGAGGAGCAGCAGTTTGAGTAACTGCTTTAGGTTTAGTAGCCTTTTTGCGTTTCTTCTTTTTCTGCCACAGCATGGCTTGACCTCCTTTCGGTTATTAAAAAAAAGGGGGGTAGGCTGTTTCCTCTTACCGTCATAGGCGTGCACGCCTAATCGAGACCTTACTGGACATTTAACCAGACATGTACTAAGCTGGCACCTATTCACCTTTAGAAGGGCATCTCCTCAGGACCCTCAGTTTCAGCATACTTTTCAGCAAATTCGTCTTCCTCAATGGTGACATACATCGTCTTAAGGTACGCCTTAACGCCAGTCTTACCGTTGACCTCCCAGTTGTAGGGACGGATCGTCAGGTCAACATTGCGAATCTCTGCGAAGTCCAGAGTTCCGATAGACTCCTCATCCAGCTGGGTCTTAGCTCGACGAGTAATCATAATAACCTTCGGGGGGATGTTGTCGAAGCTGACCGCCACCTGAATATAATGGCGAGGAGCCTCGTCCTCATCACGAGGAGCCAGAACACGAACATTCCAGCCATCCTCAATGAGCTTCTGCGCCATATCAGGATCTTCGATGACCACGCAGAAGTTGCGGGAGCCAGCACGATTGTACTTGGACTCCTCACCCTTAAAGTTGCGGAAGATAATTCGAGCATTCTCGATAATGATGTTGTTTACTGCTTCGTAAGCCATAATTAGTTTCTCCTTTCAATTTTTGCGTTTATCGCATGGAAATGGACAAGTCCTGCACTCCTCATTGGGAATACAGGACTCAGTGGAATCAGCCGTGCACAAAATATAAATGAGCACAGAAATTAACAGAATTAAAGTCATAAGCGTTACCTCACATCAAACGGAGTAGTATCGTCCTCATGAGGTTCACCGGCTCCGAACCACGGGGGCGTGTTATCCGAAACATACGGTTCGTCCGCCGCAAAGCGTTCGAAGTCACCATAAACAGACAGAGACTTGACTGCTTCGTCTACCATGTTGTTGTAATAACCACGGTCAATGTCATCCTGCTTGTCCAGTTGCTTTACCATCTCGGATTCGAGCCATCGGAAGCCCTTAGAACCCGTAGCAGCAGCATAACCTTTTTCACCGGTCTTCTTGTTTTCCGTTTCACGAAGCAGAATGCCTCCTCCGCAGCCGGGCTTAATCGGACAGAACTGACCGACCTTTCCGATGAAGTGATAGTCGTGACCTTTAGCAATTTCCCTCACCATCGGATCGAGTTCAGCATCACCACTGTTTCCACTAAGATCCATGGTCACGCCAAATTCTTTTGCCTTTTTTACAATCAGCTCAAGGTCTTTCTCAATTTTGCTTACATCCGGCAGAGCCTCATTCATGTCGAGATAGAGTGAGGAAGTCACAGACTTTGTTTCGCACATATCCTCGAACTCGATATTCTCCTTGCTGAACAGTGTCTTAAACACATAAGGAATTTGGAACTGGGTACCGGTTGCCGTCCATGCATACGGATGCTTTTTGTTCTCCTTGCAAATATCTTTTGCGGAGTCGATATACTTTTTCCCATACAGGTCGCAGCACTTCTCAACCGTAGCATATCGAGCAATATAAACTGCGTCGTTCACCAGACACATACGATCATAGGTTGCTTCGTGCTCAAAGTTGTACCCATACAGCTTGCCGTACTCGGTCACAAACTTGATGATCTCAGGCGTTGCATCCGGAATCTTGATCGAATCGGTCTTGATGTGCGCTACGGTAAAACCTTGATTCTGAACAGCGTGCTTGAGGTTGACCATGAACAGGGCCCCTCGTTTAGCAACGATGTTATCCTTATTACGGTTATCCCGGAACGGGTTTTCAAACCCAGCAGAGGTCAGACCGTACACGGAGTTAATTGCAATTTTCAGAGCCTGTGCCAAGTCAGCCGCAGCATTCTCATCAGTCAGGTATTTAGCCAATGCACCGCCCAGCATTTTCTTGGCTTTATCAAAATCCTTATGCTTGATAGCGATGCGAGCCTGGAGAATTTCATTGAACCGTTTCGTGTATTCCGGTCCGAAGAGTTCTTCTGCTACGATACTGCTCGGATGCATGGATGCAATATCCAGCAGAGCAATGTTGCTGTACATGCCGGGTTCAGAATATACATAGCCGCCCTCACCAACTTCTTCGCCTCTGTAAACGGACTTACCGCCCTCAAATGTGTAACCAGGGAAAATAGGACGATGATTCTTATCGAACTGAGTGAACTCATCATAATCTTCAAGACCCATCGTAAAAGGAAGATCCGCATTAGGATCAAAGATCTGACTCTCGTCACCCATGAAACGGTAATTGAACTGATCCTGAGGCTTGCGGTTGTTACCAAATATAATTCTGGTAGTCAGCGAGTTCGTCGTATCATTGACCGACATCCCCGCCACATCCGCCAGAATCTGACGAGCCGTGAAGTCAGCCTTACGAGCATTAAAGGTTGCCTCTGTCGCAATGACATCGTTGTCGCAATACTCAGCAACTTTCGTCCAAAGCTCCTCCGGCACAGGCTTATCCCAAGGCAGACCAAGTTCCTGATGGTGAATACCCAGATCAATCTCGAACTTCTTCAGAGATTGCTTTTTACTGGAAAAGTCATATACATCCGTATACGACACATTGTAGGCTTCGCCGAAGAAACAATTTGCGCTGCCGTTGATAATCCTTGTCGAGAGATTATAAAGCTGCTCGTTCGTATATCCCATCAGCCGAGCATAGAGAATATGGTTGTCGTATCGGCGGCAGTTGAAGCCAACCAGACGGAACCGCATCAGCTCTTCAATTTCAGTCGGGGTGGGGTTAATCATACGAACCACCGGCTTACCTTCGCCCTCGATTTTCCAGTTCACCAAGAACAGGTTCGGAAACACCTCAACATCATAAAATACGAGCTTGGCGTCATCGTTTTTTGCTCCTGTTGACTGATCTGCGGACTTAAACTGCATCTTGTTAACCAACTTGATACAATAATCCGCCTGATGTGTGCTGCTCGCTGCAAATGCCAAAACAGCATTCCGCATATCAGTCACATCATAATTGAGTCCGCTTGCATAAGCATCCTCAAGAATTTTGTAAATGAAGTCGATACTGGGCTTTGTTGCCGGATGGTACTCCTTGTTCAGATTTCGCTTGATTTGCGTTCTAAGCCCTTTCTCGTTCTTCACCCCTTCAAAATTTATCACTTGCTTTTCTCCTTTCAGTGGTAAACCAGAGTTGATCGTTGCGATAGGCAGATCATTACACTTTGTCAGCTTCCTACGCAGCGAGCTTTTGCCAGTGAAAACTTTCACTTCAATATGATCGTCATACACTCGGCTTAGCTTGCTGACATCGCCAGCATAAATATAATGAAGGTGGATGCCCTGACCGCTTTTGCTGAGTTCTGCATAAGTTGGCGGCCATTTACTCGCTTCTTTTAGATTCAGTTCATATGACTTATTGCCGTCCTTATCCTGAATATCAAAGTCGATAACAATGTGGTTTTCCGGGACTTTCACATAATGCAATCTTGATGTAGACAAGTCGCTTAGCTTAGTTGAAACTTCATTCCATTTGGAAGTTGGTGTCTCTTTAGCCGAAGCGTACTGAGCAGGACAATCTGCGCATTCTCTGTCAAAAACCGATTTCTGTTTTAAGAATTCGATCAGTTTATGCTCAGGCTCATCTTGTTCAGTGAGTGTCTTATCCTCAAATTTTTCGGTTCGGAAACCAATGTAATAACTCCGCACACGAGTTCCGTCATCAAGATTGAATCTCTCCTTGTAATCCCGGAAGTAGTTTTTCAGCTCCTCCTTAAATATCCTCTGAGAGAATGGAAAGGTAACTTTTGCCTCATCACAATAGGTTTTATACATCTCCCATGAGGCTTTGAGAGTTGTCCCGTCTTCTTTTTTGAAGACATGGTAAGAATCAATAATGAAGTTATAGAAATCATTAGATGCACCGAGCATCGTCACGGGAATATAATCATCATATCTGCCCGGATTCTCCAGATAGACTTCCTGACAATGATAAGCAATTGCACCGAGCTCAAATTCAATTTGCTTTGTCACCGCCTTGTATTCCTTGGGGCTCAACTTGTTTCCGGAAGGGGACACATCGATCAATCGTCTGATAAGACCTGACTTCGCGTCCGTAATCTTGACCGGTTTATTAGTACCCATGAACAGGAAACACTTGAAGCGGTTTGCGTAGGTCGATTTGAACTTTTCGTTTACTGTCATCAGCTCATGAGAAACCAAACTATTCAGTCGGGTGTTATCCTCAATACGAGACAGATCACCATCATGCTGAATCGCCACAAGTGGGTTTGTCTTGAATGCCTCCAACGCAAAGGAGTTACTGGATGAACCCAGTGCCTTAGCGTCAAAGACCGAGTAATATCCTTCAAAGAGCTGCTGAATAATATTCAGAATCGTAGACTTACCCGTACCTGCTGCACCGTACAGAACCATAAATTTCTGCAATTTCTTCGACTCTCCACAGACAATGGAACCAATAGCCCATTCGATTTTCGTTCGCTCTTCTTCAGAGTAAATTGTGGACATCAGCTTATTCCATGCATCCGTGGTCCCTTCCTCAAGAGGATAGTTCAGCCGCTTACTTGCATAGTCTTTTTTGTTCGTCGGCGTATTGGAGAATATAAGTTTCTCATCAAGCATGTGGAAAGAGTCTCGCATCTGCTTTTGACAGTATTTGTGCCACGAATCGATCATTCCGGATTCGGAATCCCACATGTGCAGAACTTTAATACTCGAATCAAAGTTTTTGCGGTTTTCCTCTGCATACTTGTCAAGTTCCCGGTCAATAAGCTGGAGTGCATCTTGCTCATCCGTAGACCATAAACCTCGGTCTTCTAACCAAATAGCATAGAAGTCACCGCCTCTAATCATCAGGTCGGAGCTTTTCTTAATGATAAACTTCGGATAGATTTCTATTACACCACGCTTCGTACTACGGGTCGAAATCATTAAAAAGTCGATCATCGAAGTTCTTTAGTCTCCTTCCGTTTTCCTAAGCTCCTTGATTTCGTTTTTAAGGTCTCCGATCTCATCACGCATACTGCGAATCTCCAAGTCCTGGATAAGCATGTGCACGGTCATAACCGTGGCAACCATTACGGTGCTGCGATTGAAAGACCTCTGCTTTCTGAGCGTCTTAGCAAACACTCGCATCGCGGTTTCGGAGCAGCGAAGACTGCCGAAAATATAACGAATCATTTCATCCATGTTTCTTTTCTCCTTTCATGTCGGTAAGGAATTGATCGATCGTTTCAAACTTCCAAGTCTTCGGCTCTTTCAACGAAAATATAAATTCCTGTCCATTGTTTTTGCGAATTCGGATGCTGTTTTTACCATTTGGGAAGTATTCTTTTACTTCCTTTGCCTGGTCGGGTAAGCATGTCTGAAAAAACCCGTATACTTGCGTGTGAATCATGGTAATTCTCCTTCATAGGATGCTGTCCAAATACCAATTCATCTGCCACCAGATTTCTACCGTTCTCATATCATACTTGCAGCGTTCGACGGTAAACAAACCGCCTTCTCCATTTCGTTTGTATTTGCGGTTCATAAATCGAGATATTACGTCGTCCGTATACGCCGCATCAAAACGAGAATCACTCATCGACCCCAAACCCAGACTGACAATCATGTTCCAGAACCACTGTCCCATGCGGTTGCCAATATCCGGGTCGGTCATAATGTGTTCTTCGCAACGAAACGCCAAGGCAATAAGCATCTCCAATACGCTGCAAGGGCGATTATCCAGATAGCTGGCAATCATAGGACCCTCGTATTCTTTTTCATATCCAAAACGATACCGGAGATCTATCCCATCTTCAGCTCGATTTCCGTCCATTGGCAGCATGTATTGAAAATCAATATTATGCAGATGACGGAGAAGCTTCTGATAAGACAGCCTCCGGCTATATCGTTCGTCACATACGAGCTGACACATCCACTCAAAATATTCATTGTTCAGCTCAAATTCAGTCATTCGATCCTCCTATTAGTAGTTGGAGCCTTCAGCCACATCGGAGAAAGAGCGATTGTCTCTGAGAATTTCATAATCGCATCTCAGACGGTCGTTACGAATAAAGACCGAATCATCCTCATACTCTCCGAAATGTTCAGCAAAGTCCTCGCCAACAGTGCCCTCAATATCCTCGACGACTTCATCTTCATCGTCGGCAAGGACTTCGTCACCAGCATAATAGACCAGACTGATCTGCGTGTAATTGTCATTCTCACCATAATTGTCCGGAGAGATGACATACGGTTCGTTGGGCATAGACTCATCCTTTTTTTCTTCAGTATTTTTCTTGCTGTGCTCCGTGTAATTGGTGTAACCCTCTTCCTGGAGCTTAGCAGCATAATTCACCAGGTCGGGCTTCAGCTTGGCAATATCTGCCTTATGCTGATTCTCCTCCTGCTTTTCATTGCTCTTTTCGCTCTTGGTAATATTGGTGTTTACGGGCTTTCTTTCGGCAAATGCCGCCTTCACAGAATCGATCTCTTCCTGTGCGATTTGCTCGTAATATCGTTTAAGACAAAGCCATGCCGCTGCGGAGCCTACCGTGGCTCCAGCCAGAAACATGGCAAAACTGGTTTTACTCATCTTCGTATTCCTCCTCGTCAGTTTGAATTGTGACAACAGTAATGGCGAGACCTCCGAACAGCAGCGCTGCGCTCAGAAGAATCCCGCCAGTAATATGCCTTTTCCGCCGACTGTCCAGCATGGCGTCGACGGTTGAAATGAAATCATCTAAAATATCCATCATTTACTCCTTTCCACCGGAGAGAACAGCAATGCCTCCTACAAGACAAAGCCCTGCCATAGTGGAAAGAATGTACGAAAATAAAGCTTTCATTTTGTATTCTCCTTTCAGTCGTAACTCGAAAAGTAGTGACAACACTCCTGAAACAAAGGCTCACCATACTTACTGTATCCTCCAGCCATGAAGAACACACAATCGTAATTTGTCCGTTCCAAAAGTTCTTCTTTTACCAGCTCTACAATTTCTGGCATGACATAGCAGCGTTCAATTCTGCTGTTCCACATCACGCTGAATTGGTTGGGTTGATAAATAACATCGTATACGGTGTCTGGAAAAGACGGATGGTCAATACGGTTAAGAATCGTATCAATAACCAAGCGTTTACCCAGATCCGTTTCTCCTTCAGCTTCGCCCATGGTTACGAGTGCTATGAGGTCGATTTCCTCTTGTGTAAGAGGGTAGTCTGGCTCTTTCTTCACCTCGGGTGTTAAGTTGGGAGATTTCATCAGAAAATCTGCCATAATCACCGGCTCTGCCTCTGCAAGAACCGGATAAGATTGCTTAATCTCCGATGTTTCTTTATCTGTAGAGCGAACAACACCGCATACCGCAAAACCGATGGAAAATATCATACAGAGAACGGTAGCTATCGCTCGCGGTTTGATGCACATTGCTAAAACTCCTTTACATTAAAATATCACCCCCAGTCCAAGTCTGAAGGTGATTGATTACATCTTTTCCCAGATATTACCCTCAACGTTGAAGTCGAGCAGAAGCGCCGGCTCATGACGGCCATCCTCGGTCTCACGCTCTACCTCAACGATACGGAAATTAACATAGCCGTCCGGACCATCCTTTGTCCAACCGACAATCTGACCAGCAGGGGTACGAGGAAGATCCAGATCGTCCAGAACCTCATTCAGGAAGAGGTGACCACGGGTCTGAAGCTTGTCATTTGCAAACGCCTGCTGCGCCTTGAGGAACATACGGTTGTAATCGGGATTAGTTTCATAGTTGCGGCTCTTGCTGTCGAAATACACGGCATAGTCGCTTTGAAGATTAGGATCGGCAACCATCACCGTCTTCTTGACCTTCTTCTCCTTGCCAGTCTCAGGGTCAACTTCGATTTCCTCAAACTTCTTTGCCTTAATGCCATACTTCAGTTCGGTATCAACCTGCTCGCCGAAACGCTCAATGACTCGACCACGATACTCCTTGAAGCTCTTATCGATTGCGGCATAAGCAGCGCCAAGAGCAACATTGCGCTTGCGAAGAATATTGTTAGATGCCAGGATGCTGGTAATGGACAGAGTGCCAAGAATGATAGCAGGGCCATAAAGCTTAGCAAGCTTTACGCCGGTCTGAGCATAGACAACAACCGTGTCCTTCTTGCCATCTTCGGTCGTGTACTCCTGACCGTTGATTGTGCCGGTTTCCATACCCTCGTGGATGGTATCAAGAGTGCCCTTAGTCTCATCAAGAATCTCTGCCACCTTTGTGGTAGCTTTGCAAGCGAGAACGGCACTTACAACTGTACCGGCAATACCAGCCGCAACGAGAATCTCGGGGCTGTGCTTCTTGAGCTTCATAACGGCTTTGGAAGCCACACCGTTAACGCTCTTCATAATTTCAGTCTTATTTTTCATGGTTTGTTATTCTCCTTTTCAGTTTTTAGAGTTGATTTCAGCACCGCAGGCAGCATATCCAGCCAAATCGACATAGCTGTCGTCCGTAGCCGTTCCCGTCCTGATTCGTGCAATCTTAAGAAGTGCCATCATCATGGACACATCATTTGCAGTAAACTCAATGCCTTTATAAACGCTCCAAAAGCCCGCAATAGCAGTGAAGTTATCTTCAGGAGAGCCATATTCGTTCTCTCTCTGACCGCATACACAAGCCTTTGCCTTATCAAGAGTCTCAGATCTGGTCATCGTCTTCATCCTCCCCATCGGTAGAAATAAACGGAATATAATCCCGCTTACGCTCCTTAGCGATTACCTGACAGCCGCACATCGGGCAGTCAAAGGCATCATACAAACCCTCCTCGGCAGTAGAACCAAAAGCAACTGCCAAGCCAGTTTTCCCGTTATCGCGAGCGATGTAATGACGCTCGATAATCGCATTAAACTTAGTGCCACAAATTTTGCATTCAAGCATTATTTTTTTTCTCCTTTCAATTCAGCGGGATAGCACGAGGCAGTTTCAGAATATAACCATCTCGAACTCGTACCGCAGTTGCACCGCCAATATTTGTCCAACCGTAGCGGTTCATAGTGAAATTATCATTGGGGACACGAGCGAGATCATAGAAATCAGACACACTCACCGTTCCATACTGACTAATAATATCGTTCATCGCATCAAGAACCGCCTCTGCATCTCCACGGGTATCGAAGAGAATATCATCATATTCAGGTGTATTGCGTCTATTGCCGGCGGAACCAGCACGCACTCTGTCTGCGCCTTGATCGTAGTAGTTTCGATAAGACACCTTAGACGCGGTTCCGTTTTTCTTGCTGCGACCTGCCTCGCCGTAGAGGATCATGTCAATACCGGTAGTGACAATGTCAGAAATCGCTTTTTTGACAGCAGGTACAATAACCTCCATCAAAATATAAGATTTAACATTATTAGCATCCTCGGCAATAAATACATCTGCGAATTTTTGCATCTCTCCTTTTTTTCGAGTTTTTGCAGCCCCGGTAATAACCGCCTCAACTTTCTTTTCTGATTGCTGCTCCTGGCGAGCTTTATCAGAATTAGACTTGTAATCTTCCACTGGGTGATCTCCTTTCTTATGCCGGAATCAGCTTACCGGGCAGAGTAATTTTTGTATTCGGCATTAAACCGTTTTCTTTCTTGTATCGATAGGCGAGATTACTCTTCGCTTTCGCTTCTGTCGGAGCAACAGTAGTTGCTTTCCAACGATGTTGCACACAATCATCGAATCGCATAACAGGACCGTCATATTGATACTGCTGCATATTTTTCCTCCTTTCGAGAAATAAAGAAAAAAGGGAAAGCACCCTGTTACAGGTACTCTCCCTTATCCGAACTTCTCAAATTCGCATTTTCAGTTGTCTTCGGTGACAACATCAGATTCTTCCAAGATAACCGTATTCTCCTCAGCAGCCATCTTCTTCTGCTCGATCTGGACTTTGATGTTTGCGATCACCGGCTTTGCCACATACTTGTAGACGACCACGCCTACAACTACGCTCAAGCCGATACCCGCAGCAATCTTTACGCCCTTGCTCAAACCAGCGTTCTCGATAACCTCTTCAGTAGCTTCAACGACCTCGTTGTTCATAATCTCATTGTTGTTCATTGTGAAATCTCCTTTCAAATGTGTGAAATTGTGGAATGTTCTTCCATTAAATAAGTTGTAAATTTCGCGCGGCAAGTTTACTGATAGTCATAAACTGGTGCCACCTGATAGTCAATTACCAAGCAAGGGGTGCCGTTTGCATCCAGCTGGGACGAGAATGCGAGGTCAATGTAACCCTTATTGATGTTCCATCCGAGCATATCGCCCATCTTGGTTCCGTCTAAACCGAGTTCATAGTAGAAATCGTTTAGCGTGACATACATTTCGTCACGCATCTGGCGATTCAGTTCGTTCATAACTCTGGTAATCTTATCCCTGTCAGACTTGAAATATCGTCCGGACAAGACATCATAACAAATTGTGTTGCCACCGCTTTCAGTGAGAATAACCTCTCGAACAGGGTTCTTAACCATCTTGTCTTTTGACACAGAGTCTCGAATGGACTGTTCTTTTTTCTCACCAATTGTCTCGACGACTTTTTCCTGATACTCTTTTAGAGTAGACTCCGAAAGGGTATATGCCGTTGCCAGAGCAGCATTCCGACGAAGATTAGTCGAGCTTGCTCCAATTAGGCAGAAGACAGAGATGGAGCCTACAACGGCTGCCGGAATATAACAAGGCCAAGCCGTCTTGATGATGTCCTTCGGCTCAAGTCTGTCCGTATCCAGCTCATCTTTTTTCTCTTCAAGTAGAATTAGAGCTTTGGGGGTTGCTTTTACCGCCATAACAGTGGTAGTAATCATGCCGGCAATTCCAATACCGGTGAGAATTTCAGGACTATGTTTTTTCATTGCCGTCCGTACACTCTTGGCAATGCTTGCTAAACTTTGTTTAGGCATGATTTTCTCCTTTCGGTTAAACAAATAGTAGACTTAATTCTTCAGCTGTTTCAACCGCATTCTGAAATATAAAGCTACGCTGCTCATCCTCGCCGTAACAAGCATACATAGCCATCTCGAACATGAAGCGTTCAATGACGGTGATTGGATCATCGAAAGGTTTGTCCAAGATTCGATCACAGATTTCATATGCAGCCCATTGCTGATATGACCTTTTTCCGAATTCATGTTTTGGCCATGTGAAGGATGGACTGAACAGATGCTCATCAACATATCGTTGAATAATCGAAACAGCCGTGCTTGCATCACACATATCGTTTGGATAAAGAGGAAGAGCCCTTGTTAGGACTCCTCGTCTTCTTCATCGCTAAGTGCGGCAAGCTTCTCATTGATGCGTTCGTCGATTTTTTCTTCCATCTTCTTCTCGTTAACCCAGTCAGTGAGGAGCGTAGCCCCCATACCTACTGCGGTAGCGACAAGACCCAGGATTTTAACCAATTTTGCATTATTCATAAAGCGAAACCTCCTTTTCGTTTTCATAAAGTGAAATGTATTTTTTGCGAACTTACAGATCTTCCATCCACTCGGCTGTCGGCTCAAAAACCATGTCAATGACATAGATCTCCATGCCGTCATCCAAAGTGAGTCGGTGATGGTTAAAGTCAATCCAATAAATGTCGCCGTTACAGCTTGACCATCCTACGGCATCTCCAAATTCCGTCTTTTCAAGTCCGAGAAACTCGTAAAAATCATTAAGAGGAATAACACCTGCAAACATGAAATTGCGGTTCAGATGGTACTCAGCCTGAATGACTTTCTCGATGGTTGACTCAAAATATCTTTGTGAAAAGCTATCGTAGAAAGTGCGGGAGACTTCTGGTTCCATGCCTTCACCAAAATCGAGGGAAGAATCGTACCAACCTCCGTTAGCAGAGATACTTATGTCCTTGCACTTTTCTTTGGCGATAGAATCTACAATGGCATTATGAGCTTCCTCACCGTAGAGCTCTTTCAACTTATCCTTATACTCCTTATAAGAACTTTGGACGAGTGCATATGCACTTGTTAGTGCTGCCTGTTGACGCCGGTTTAGTGCATTAGCGCCCATAATGCAAGCTATAGTAGAAGTTCCGATTGCTACAGCCGGAATATAACACTTCCAGGCAGATACAATCGCTTCCTTTTTGGTGTAGGCGTATGGATCTCCATCATGGTTCTTTCGGCTATCAGCGTGGATTTTTACTACAGCTTTTGGAGTAGCCTTAACTGCCACGACAGCAGTAACCACAACACCTACGGATGCTATACAAGATAGGGCTACAGGAGAATACTTCTTGATGTAAAGCCCCGACTTGTGCAGCACCTTAGAGATTGCTTGGTTCTTGCTCATGTTTCTTTTTCTCCTTTCGTTCACATGTATAAATCAATCGCATTGCATATAACATCATACGCAACTAAAAAGATGCGACTGGTTCCTGAGTTTAGACGAGAATATTCGACCATCTCCTGACCCAATGCTTCCATAGTCGATAGTTCATCCCCCGGAAAGCAATATTCAAGTCGTTCCAAAAGCAAGGAGATAGCCCATCTTGAATAACTCATCTCGTCAAATGAATATTCTAATGGACATGAATCATAAAGATCTTCGAGATAGTAGCCATAATTTTTCACAGTTTCAATGGCCGTATAATAACCTCCCTCCAAAAATTATCTCTCCTTTCAGTTTTGTTATTTCATAGCCCTTAGAAGATCTAAAATGTTTGCTGCCATTTCACTGGCAGATCGAAACATAAGACTTGTGTTTGGATTCACCCTTGCATACTCAGCGGTCTTCATCATGAATTCGTGCGTGAGCTTACAGAATTCTTCAATAGAGCCTTCTCTTCGAGGGTAAATCTGTTCGGCGATAAAATCCCTGAGCTCGTCGACAGCCCATTGTGAGTAACTCGCTTTTTTGTAATCTTCAGTCCATTTACCAAACAAAGGCGGCAGCCAAGCGTCCATGTGGTACATGTCATACAAGATTAAATCAAGCTGATCGATGCTCATGTCTTTTCTCCTTTCATGCGAAAATAAAAAGTAAGAGAGACTGTATCGGATTCGAACCGACGACCTCCACAGAAGTGTGGCGCTCTACCAACTGAGCTAACCCGTCTCTCATAATAAGACTTGTAAATTTCGCGCAGTAAAAAGAAAGAGCCGTTGTTAGCGGCTCTTTTCCGATTTTACAAACCAATACTTTTCAGGATTTTAGTAAGTTCATCTTTCTCAAGATCGGCATCTATATCCAGATGAACATGCGTCTTTCCGTCAACGACTGTGGCTTTTACCTCGTTCAAATTCAGTTTTACATCATAACCAAATTTCTTTTGGATTGCCAAACTCGCCAATTTCGAGATAATGCTCGTAGTGAATTTAGAACCAATTTTCATTTCGTCCATGCTCCTTTTACTCCTTTCGAATAGCATCGTTTTTCATAATAGGAGTTGTAATTTTGGCGAAAAGAAAAGAGCCGTTGTTAGCGGCTCAATCCTCAATAAATCCAGTTTTCTTTTGCAAAGAACAACGGTATTGCGATGAACGCAAAGAATACTAATGCTGTTGCATCTTTATCGATAAGTACCGGTAAGTACCCACAAATAAGTAATGCTACGGCATATAGCTTGTTCTTTAGTGTTTTCATAATCCATGTCTCCCTTCAAAATTCAATGGTTTTTCATAAAGGGAGATGCGTTTTTTGCGCTTAAATATCTCGTCTATCGAATACGGTTTCCCATCGTTCTTTCTGAATTGGTTTCATTTTTAATGCCCACATAATTTGGCGAACCGTTACAGTAGGGTATAGCCCGTCCGTACAAATCCCAGCCCTAATTTCAAAGTATTCTCGAAAATTAGGGTGTAAATATAAAGCGTCAGTAATCCATGGGTCAACTTCACTCCACCAGGTACTTTTTGACTCGGCGTCAAACCGTTGCTGAATTACTGCAAGACCCTTCTCTTCGATTCTGTATAAAGTACAGCTATTGTAAACCGGATGCTCGCAAATATAACGCTCGCCATACAAAGACAAGTAAATTTCTGGTTTATTGAAGTGGTATCGCATATCCATCACCTATAAAAAGAAAAGAGAAAGAGCCCTCGTCAGGACTCCTTCCCCTTTGCTAATAGTCTTAATTAGTCGTCGCAGATCTGATCTCTGGTCGGGTATAGAGCATCATATTCTTCATCGTTCTCCATACCGTAATGCTCTAAATCGACGGAGTGACCGCAAGCAGGGCATACTAAAGTATCTTCCCACTCGTCTTCAAATTCCATAAGTCCTCCGCATTCACTGCAAGTATACCGTCCAGTAAGTAAACCGTCTCTCTGCGCGTCGTTAAAAAAGCTCATTGCAAATTACCTCCTTGATGATTGTGTGGCAATTTAAGTATAACCGCCACTACATATTTATCAAGAGATAAAAAGCACTTTTACATCTCTCATAATAGCCTTTGTAATTTTGGAGAAGGAGAAAAACGAAGAGAACGTGTTGTATACACGAACTCTCCGCTTTTGGAACCGGTTTATTTCTTAGTCGGTCTGAATCGACTGAATAAACCTCTGAATGTCTGGGAGGTGAAAGTTCCGTCCTGTTCGAACTTGAAACCTCGTCTCATCCAAACGCCGTAGAACATCAACGGCAGCACCAGCTCGGCAGCAGCCATGCCAAATCTGAAGTATCGATCTTTGACAGACTCTTCCATTTGAGCTGTCTTGGACTCCTGATCGATTTCACGATTCTCGATCTTGTCCAAACGCTCATAGGTGTTCTTGTCCTCTTCGAGCTTCAGTTTGTACAGCTTCGTCAAGCTATCCACTGCTGTGGTATGCTCCTGACTTCCGGATTCGAGAGATCCCAAGCGTTTAATTTCGGCTTTGATCTCCTCTTCCAACAAACTTCTGTTTTCTTCACCCATATTCATTTCTCCTTTCATTTTAATAGGGTTCCATAAAAGGAAGTGTTATTTGTGCGGAATAAAGTCTTCACGCTTCACTTCCAATAGGACTGTTCTTTGGGTTACAATTTCATTAACGCTCTTTTTCAGTTCCAGAAAAAGGTATGGTCCGTCCGGATCAGACTTGTCAATACGCAGAAAACCAACTGGATGCTTTCGGCGAATGATAGATGAGACTGCAAACCCAATCATAATTCCGACAACTACATAGACAACTTCCACAGTGATCTCCTTTCAAATTGTTTTTCAAAAATTTCAACCCGGGGATTTTTCCAGATACTAATTTAACACAGATACCTGTCACCTCCGTCCGGGTTTTAATCTAAGTTAGAAAAAGAAAGAGCCAATGCTATAGTGCATCAGCTCTCACTTCTCCATAAAAGACACTGTTATTCTTGCGAACCCTCGTAGACGATCTTCTTCCGTAAGTCGGACCAGGTTATATATCGGTCTTTACGGCATACGGGACAATAAAACTTGCTTACCTTTCCTCCGATGTCTGTCAGCTCGCTGCTATCAGCCTCAAGTCTACTCTGGCAATTTGGGCAGTTGAAGCGATAGACTTTTTTCACTGCAATATCTACAATCTTCATTACTGTCTCTCCTTACTAAGTAGCCAGAAAAACCGTCTGTACAAGTCGTAATAAACATCCTTACAACATGGGATGCCGGTTCTGGCTTTCAGATGGTCGTATGAAATACCCTCCGTTATAGCTTCCAAAATATAACACGAAAGCTCTTCGTCCGTTTCTTTTGCAACCTGTTCCACCATCTTCATGCGATCGGCATAGTACAGCCTCTCATCAATGTGCTTGGTAACAGGATCACTAACAACATTCGTTTTACAGGGCGGAACTAATTGCGGCCATGAACCCGGATAGTCTATCAACGAATTGTACGCATGACGCCATAGTGGATACTGTAAGCAGAAATGCTTCAATTCGTAATAGCGGTGTTTCTCGATCCAGTAACGATTAGTCTCGGAAAGTTCCGGTCGTATCAATGTACTCATATGCGTTCACCCCTCCATATATAGCCGGTCTCCTGCCAGAGGAGCTTAGGCGAAATATAAAAGTTGATGCGTCCATACTTAGAGTTCATTTCCTCTAAGTTCGTAACGAGCTTTCCACTCCGAGTAGCTTTTCCGATTGGTAGCCACCCAGATACGATGCCGGCTCGAATCCAGGATGCGTCTTTCCCGTAGACTCGTGCTGCAACTGCCACTGGGACAGATCCCGATGCAAATATAATTTCTTCCATTGGCGTTTGCCTCCTTTCAATCGCTATTTTAGGTTAGGAACGGCTGTTAGTAAAAACAACCTCGGTGGAAACAAGCGCCAGCGAATCATAGTCATTTCACAAGGATAATCTTCAAACCCCAAAGTCTCACAAGTAATAAGACCTTCGAGCACACCGATGATAATATCTGCTTCATACTGTTTATACGGAAATATAAAGTCAGGAATCTCCCGATGAACCGCATGGCATTTGCAGCACCGAAGCCTTCTGATAGCTACCCATTTTTTATTGCCGAATTTCGTCCGTACCAATCTTTGAACATGATCGTAGTATTTAAGCTGCCCTCCGCACTTGGGGCAGATTGATTGGTTATCACTAATCATATATGCTCTCTCTCTTTTCTCTAATTAAAAAAGTTTGGTGTAGGAGTTGACATTCCTACACTTATGATATATGATTACTAATAGCAAATCAATGGGGAAGGTGATAATAATGCTGATAAAATGCCCTGAATGTGAATTACAAGTAAGTGACAAAGCAATTTCTTGTCCTCACTGCGGATTTCCATTACAACCAAATATAAAACCGAGAAAACCTCGGAATAAGAACAACAAACGCCGTAGACTGCCAAATGGTTTCGGGCAGATCAGTGAGATCAAGAATCGGAATCTCCGCAACCCATTTCGAGCTATGATAAGTGTCGGAAAGGATTCGAACGGACGACCTATCTGCAAGCCTCTTAAACCGGAGTCCTATTTTTCAACATACGACGATGCATACGCTGCCCTCGTCGAGTACAATAAGAACCCTTACGACCTTGAACCGTCTATCACTATGAAAGAGCTTTACGAGAAATGGCTTACCGAATACGAGAAGACAGTTAAAAGCACCCGTTCGGTAGCTTCAGCGTGGGGGTATTGCTCGGCCGTGTATGATATGAGGGTCAAAGATGTCCGCGCTCGTCATGTAAAAGGTTGTATGGACGAAGGAATATCGAAGGTTCGAGGCGAAGAGAAGACACCGAGTGCATCCATGAAAAACCGGATTAAGTCTTTGTTCAACTTGATGCTGGATTATGCCTTGGAGTACGAGCTTGTTGACCGGAACTATTCGCGAACTTTTAACCTCAGCGAGGAAACCGTCAAAGAAATCGTAACAGTTAAGAACGAGCACATTTCTTTTACGGACGAAGAGATGGACTTGCTTTGGAAACATGCTGATGATAAAATGCTTGTAGATGTTTTGCTCATTCAGTGCTATTCTGGTTGGCGACCCCAAGAACTTGGTTTGCTGGAATTAAAGAATGTAGATTTGGAAAACTGGACTTTCCGAGGCGGTATCAAAACTGATGCCGGAACAGATCGTGTTGTTCCAATTCACTCGAAGATCCGTTATTTGGTTGAGCGAAAATATAAAGAGGCGCAGGAGCTTGGAAGTCTGTATCTGCTCAACTATGTTAATCCAAATGCTCGCAGCAAAAACACTGCACTTACTTATGCTCGATACCAAAAAGGCTTCTGTATGATTCGGGATGAATTGAATTTGAACCCTGAGCATAGACCACACGATGGTCGTAAACATTTTGTAACGATAGCTAAGAAGTACGGCGTCGACGAGTATGCAATCAAATATATGGTCGGTCACAAGATCTCTGACATCACTGAAAAGGTCTATACTCAGAGAGAATTTGAGTGGCTGAAAGACGAGATTGAAAAAATAAAATAGCTTGTAAAAACAAAGAAAAGCCTCCCCGAAGTGGGAGCACCAACAAAGGCACTCAGCACAACGAGGAGGCTAACATTGTGTAGGAATATAGATGTAGGAATAGTGTAGAAATAATGCACGAGTTATCTACATTTCTCGGCATCTATCCGCTTCTAACCACTCTGAAAACAGCGTAATTACAGGGGTTTAGAAGTGGTTAGGCTGTGGTAAGTTTCTAGATTGCTTTGTAACTGCGAATAGTGCAAACATGAGCAGTAGAAATAGCCACGGATTGCGTAAGTTGCGATAATATTTTTCTTTATCGTCATAAGATGTATGGAGTTCAAAAGG